TCAGCCGGCTTTACCTATATCTTTCAAAGCTTTGATGTCAGTCTTTGCGGTTTCCGTGGGACTTTCCGTGGGACCGGCTGCTTCCATCGCCCTCAACACATCGTCCATCATCGCGTGAGCGTATTTGGTCGTCGTCTTGATGTCCTCGTGGCCGAGGAGCTGCTGCACGACCTTCAAATTGCTGTTGCGCAGCACGCGTGTTGCGGCGGTGTGGCGGGTGTCGTGGAAGTGGAAGTTCTTCACCCCGGCCTTCGGAACGGCGCGGCGCATGGCGATCTTCAGCCCTGCCTCGGTCAGCGGATAGCGGTTGCCCTTGATCAGCCCGCGATTGCCCATCTTGACCGTGCGCGCGGCGACATAGGTGAACACCTTCTCGGCGTGGTAGTTCTGCTGCGCCCATAGGATCTCGAACGTCCGCTTGGTCATTGGAATGACCCGGCTCTTGTTGCCCTTCCCGATCACGGTGAACTGGCGGCCGAAGAAATCGACCCGAGACCATTCCAGCCCCAAGATCTCCATCCGCCGACAGCCGTTGACGAACGCGAACTCCACAGCGACGTCGTAACCGCGCGCCAGCTCCGCCATGATGGCGGCTTCTTCACCGCTGCTGGCCTCCCGAACGCGCTCTTTCGGCTCCGGCAGAAGGTGCTTCGACCAGTCGATGGTCGCGGTCCGAGCGCCCCACAGGGCGCCCGCGCGCAAGATGATCTCCCTCAAAGGCTGGGTTGCGGTGCGGTTTACCGTGGCGGCGCTGACCCGCTTTCTGGCCTCCGGCGTCTTGTATTTGCGACCAGGCTTGCGCTGCGAAGGGACGAATTCGCCACGGCGCTTCGCCACCATCGTGGCAACCTTGCTGTCGTCGATCTCCTGCAGCAGGATCGATTCGCCGAAGTGATCCTTCAGCCAGCCCATCGACCAAAGAGTGTTTGAGGCATTCTCGTGATGCTGTCCGACTTCCTGCCAGTATCGCGCCGTGGCGTTCAGCAGCGTCAGATCCGGCGCAAATAGTGCCGCTTCGGCCTTCACGATCGCGCGAGCCTCCTCGCGCTTCAAGCGTTCTACCTGTTCGGCTTCCCGCTTCGTTTTGCGTTCAGTGCTTCCAGAAAATCGGCGACCGCCGAGCTGGAAGTCGTACGAGAACGCACCGTCCTTGGAACCGGGCCTTCTATAGACGGACATTCTGCGACCTTCTTTCTCTTCGCCTTCCAGGCATTGAGATCGTCGAGCTCATACCGCGGCGTCTCGCGCTTCTTCCCCTGCCCGACGTTGATATACGGGATTTCGCCCGCCTTGCGCATAGCGCGCAAGGTGTCTTCGCCGATCCCGAGTTCCGCGCAGGCCTCCTCTGGCGTCAATAGCGGCATGGCTGATGTCCACCGTTCATTGGTCCGGCATCTCCAACCAGACCTGATACTCGAGGCAAAGCTCGCGGAATTTCGCCGCTGGCTCTTCCTCGTGGTCCAGGTCGATGCGCGACTCGACGCCACAGCGCTGATAGATGAATGCCTTGGCGGCATCGGGCGTCCGCACCTCCGCCCAGAGTTGGAACGCGCCCTCGTTGCAGAGGATCCCCGCCTTCTGGGCCAGCGGGCCTCCCTTGCGCTCCGGCGGGCTTGGCGGCGGCTCGGGCGCCGGTGGTGGAGCCTCGATCTCGCCAAAGTCTGCATCTTCCACGCCGACCTCGGTTCCGGCCGAGGCGATGATGTCGACGACCAGGTTCTCGCCGACGAGAACCGCGCCGATCTTCTCACAGTCGCCCACATCGATCAGCGCCTTGACAACATCGGCCAGCGGGATCGAGTAGCGATGGATGATCATTGGCGTCATGCGAGCCCAAGCTCCTCTGCCTTCCATTCCATCAATCTGAATGTGTGCTCCTGGCCGTGGCCTGAGAAGTCTATTCGATCCAGCTTGATCTCATCGGCGCCGTGAATCAGCGAGCGCGGGATCGACTGCCATCCTTGCCGGCTAGCGACCTCAACCATGATGGAGTTCTCGCGGACTTGGCGGACAAGGGCGGTGACAGTCCGGTAAGCGTCGCTCAAAGCCCGACCTCCTCTAGAAATGCGTCGAGCCCGACGGGTTTGTCGGGCCGTTCGATCGATCGGCGTATTTCGATCCAGCCCGCGTTAAGGCGGTCGACCCATTCGTTGCAAATGTCGCGCATGCGCTGGGCTTTAAGCGGATCGGCGGTGCGCAGGATCCTCCGCTCCCACTTGTTGATCTCGCGCCAGCAGCGACGGTGCTCGGCGCGGAACGCCGCAGGCAGCGCCCGGAAGCACCTGCCGCAGATGATCTCGTGGCTATCCGGGAATTTCTCCTGGGCGGCCGTTCTGCGGCAGCGCGGATTAACGCAAGGGATGCGATCGCCCGTCATACGACCCTCCCCGACTGCATTCCGGACCCCGGCACCACGATGACCGGGATGTACCAGTTGAGCGCGATCGTCTTGCCGTCCCCGCTGATCTCCCCGAATTCGCCGATCATCCACTTCGGCCGGCCACCGCCGGCGATGAACTCCTGGTCGAATGCGCCGTCGTGGCGCTTCCAGCGCTTCCCCGGCGTGGTGCCCGTTGGCAGCGTCGCGCTATACTCATCCAGCGCGTCGAACTCGGCCTTGGTGAGGATGAGCGATTTCAATGCCACACCGCCTTCTCGACAGCCGCTTTGCAGTCGTCCAGTGTCTCCATCGCGCCCGTTCGGCCGTCGGCCCAAGTGCCGTAGAACGAGCTGCCCCCGTGGAATTGTTGAACCATGCCGCTCGTACCGTTGAGCAGCCATAAGCTTCCCTTGATCTCGTCGGTGCAGTGGCAAGTCTCGCCCTCTTCGCAGATTATGCAGACCCGCGAAAACCGCCAACGAGAGAACGCTACAACGCTCACGGCACCCTCCCTTCTGTGATTATCTTGATCCCCTCGCCGAACGGCGTTTTGGCGATCAGTGCGTCCATCTCCCGGCTGTCGCCGTATACCGCCCAGAGCACTGGCGACGATGGCTCGTCGCCGAAGTCGCAGACGTAGAGATCGGTGAAGTAGATGATGGCCGATGCGTCCGGGACGTTCTTGGCAATCCAGCGGAAGGTATCCGAGAACGCCGTCCCGCCGCCGCCTTCCGGCCGCATGTCGAGCTCGTCGCCGGTTTCGAACTCTTCGACTCGAGCAACCGCGGCGTCGGCATAGATCACCGTCACCTTGTCGATCATTCCGTCACCGAAGGCTCCATTGACCTCGCTCGCGAAAGTGACCAGCGCCTTGTCGTCGATGCTGCCGGACGTGTCGATCGCGACGACCAGGTGAGTGATAGCCTCATCCGCTCGCATGGAGGGCAGGACGAAGCCAGATTGAAGGAAGCGCCGGTTCGGCCGCATCCAGGAATAGTCGCTCGTCCGAATACCGTCGATGAAACGCCGCAGCACCGAGCGCCAGTCGACGACGGGCGTGGTCAGCCGGTCAACGAGGCGTTGGATGCCGCCCGGCAGCTTCCCGATCCCCTTGGCGATCGCGGCTGCCTGGCGCACCTGCATCTGGATCTCGGCGCGAAGCTGGGCGATCTCGGCCTCGTCGTGCGCGCCGCAGCCGTCTATGACGGCGCCGCATCCGCCCGGATCCCCGCCGCGCGCTTTTGCGCCCTCGTCCTGCAAGATCCGGTAGATTTCTTCAGCCGACAGGCCAGTGAAGCGTTTGTCCAGCAGTCCCATCTTGGGCATGGTGAGCTTGGCCTCGACCAGCTCGCCGTTGATGGCGTAGTCGCACGCCATATTCCACAGCCCAGGCTCGCGGCTCTGCCGGCGGATGTGATGTTCGAAGGCGTTGTGCAGCACCTCGTGGGCCATGACGAAGATCATTTCCGGCTTGGAAAGCTTCATCACGAATTCCGGCTTGTAGAACAGCCGTCGGCCGTCGGTCGCCATTGTCGGCGGATCGAGGTCGGGCTTTTCGATCACATCGAGCTGGACCGCCAGAGATCCAAAAAACGGATGGTCCCAGAGCAGCGACGTGCGCGCGATCAAGATCTTGTCGGCCGGCGTCATAGCGGCACCTTCATGGCAGCTTTCGTGCAGCGAACTATGTCCGCAGGGCTGAGCATTGCTCGCAACTTTGCGATGTCCGCTTCCGAGAGGGAACGCATCGTGTTCCAGTCGCGACGAGGCTCGGCGCGCCACCCTTTGAATTCTCGGAAGCGCGCGTCAAACTCGATTTCGTAATACGGCTGCGCGCTCGCCCGCCCGCGTGCGTAGAAGCGCCATTTGAACTCGCCTATCCTTTGCGGCTGCTGATGTGTCGCAATGAAGCGATCGGTGATTATAGCCATGCCTGCTCCTCCGTGTAGGAGATGCTGGCCGCGCTGCAGCGAGCGACGTGCTCGGGCTTCAGGACAGACCTGAAGACTTTGATGATTTGTTGGTCGTCGATATCGCGGAACGTTGGCTGGGCTGAGGCCTTCACCTTGAAGCCCTGCATCAAAAGAAAAACGCGGCGTCCAAGGTCAAAGGTCAGACGGTAGCTATGCCGGGGGTAGCGCCGTCCCTTTTGATACCAGCGGAAAGTCACATGGGTCTGCGCATAACGGTCCATGCTGAATCGATAATGAGTTTGCAGCGTCTCCGGCGTCATTTGGCGCCCCCGTACTTCAGCGCTGCCGCAGTCGCCTCGGCGATGTGCTTGGGCGCCAGTCTGGCTCTGAGCAGGTCGGTCACGCGCCCCTCGGTCGTCTCAGACCGCGCGACCTCGGGCAGCCGGAACAGGTCCGGCTCGGTCATCCGCTGAAGCGTCCGGACGGCGTCTTTCCTCTTGACCAGTCGGGTCGTGAACCTCCTCGAGTCGAAGAAGAACAGAAGCCTCCATTCCGCGCGCGAGCCGTCTTCGCGAACGCCAGAGAACAACCAGGCAAAGCGATCAGCGCCTCTGAGTGTGGTGAGCGGTCCCCAGATTGTTTTGATCTTGGCCACTGCTATCTCGGCCAATTGAGCGAGGCGGCCGTCGCCGACGCGAAGTCGGCGTTCGACAACCGCTTCCTCATGATCTCGGCAAGGGTCTTCCCAAAGACCATGGGCTTGTCCGGCACGAAGGCGTTGGGGTTTTCTGGCGCCCTCCCAATCTGTTGCTCCGCGCAGCCCGATAAAAAGCAGACGAACTTGCGCTCCGCCACCTTGTAGCGCAGCGTCCAGTGCCCCATGGAATTGTCCTCGCGTACGCCGAAAAAACACCAGTCGATCGCATAGACCTTGCCGGTCAAACCCAACTCGGTGCGAGCAAAAGGGCCGTAGAGGACGCGCAGGAACACGGTCATAGCATCGTGACATCCTGGTTCCTCACTGCCCAATCCTGGAATGCCTTGGTGTCGGCCAGCTTCGCGTCACGGCGGACAGCGTCGACGGCCATCATCACCTCAAACTCCCGCGGCAACCGACGAATGTAAGTCATTATGGCGGCGAAGTTTTCGGTCTTCGCTTTGCGCCCGAGTCCGGCGGCGATTGCGAAGCGAGCCGCCGGTTCCGATGGGACCGGCGTCGTCTCCGGATGCGCGATGACCTGGTCCAATGAGGGCAGCGTGGAATAGACCCGAACGAATCCCTCGAACTCTGCCGCGGCGCCCTCACCGACCAAGCCGGTAACCAGGCCGAGGCGGAGATTTGGCGCGGCATTGGCATGCTTCGACACGCCCGCCCACGATCGAGGCGTCGGGAACGCACGAAGATCTGAGCCTTCCATGACGTGGATCATGCCTGGCCGGAAGCGGATGAACGCGACGACCATTGGACTGATGTCGTGCTTATTGGCCCACGCCGTGAAGGTGTCGACGTCGGGATCGATGTCGACATGGGCCAGCCGGTTTGCGAGCGCCGTCGGCATGCGCTGCGCCGCCGCCCGATCCGACTGCCGGTTGCCGGCGGCGATGATGCGCCAACCATGTGGGAGCCGATATTCGCCAACCTTGCGATCGAGGATCAGGCCGAAGCAGGCGGCCTGGACAGCGGCCGGCGCGGCGTTGAGCTCGTCGAGGAAGAGAATGCCTTCCTTGCCGTCTCGCTCGGCGTTTGGCAGATCCGACGGCGGCAGCCACCTCGCTTGGCCGTCGACGATCGCCGGCAGGCCGCGCATGTCGACCGGGTCGCGCAGCACCGCTCGGAAGTCGATCAGCGGCAAGCTGCGCTCGCCAGCGATATCGCGGACGAGGTCGGACTTGCCGGTGCCTGGCGGGCTCCACAGAAAGACCGGCTGGTCGGCGTCGAGATATGCGGACACCGTCGCTCTGGCGTTGTTGAGGTTCAAGAGTCCACTCCCGGTGTCGAGATGCCGCGCTGCCCGCGGACAAGGGAATTCTGGATGGCGTCGGAAAAATTCTCGCCGTATTGGTTCACGGGCGCATGCGGGTCGATCTTCTCGATCGCATCAGCGATGCGCTTCAATGAAATGGCGATCGAATGCCACATCATCGACCGGCCCTGCTCCTCCGGAATATGACTGTTCCGCGCGAGCAGTTCTTCGAACCGTTCATGAACCTCCGGCTCTAGCCGGGATGTCTGTGCGCTGGCCATCAGAACGGCACTTCGTCGTCAAGGTCGCGATTCGACGAGCGATTGTTGCTCTGGCTACTGCGCTGGCTTTCCCCACCGCTGGACCTGCCACCGCCATCATCGCGGCGCTCGCCGTCGCCCTGCCCCTTCGCGTCGAGCATTTGCAGCTCGCCACGGAACTTCTGCAGCACGATTTCCGTCGAATAGTGATCCTGGCCGTCTTTGGTCCACTTGCGGGTTTGAAGCTGGCCTTCGATGTAGACCTTCATCCCCTTTTTCAAATATTGCTCGGCGACCTTGGCGAGCGAGTCATTGAAGATGACCACGCGATGCCACTCGGTCTTTTCCTTGCGGTCGCCCGAGCTTTTGTCCCGCCAGCTTTCCGACGTGGCGATGCTGAGATTAACGACCGGATCGCCCGAGTTGAGCCGCCGGATCTCTGGATCCTGACCCAGATTTCCAATCAACATCACGCGGTTAAGCGAACCGGCCATTACACACCTATCTCTTTGAGGGCTTCGGATTTTGCGGCGTTGAGTTCGGTCATCGCGTCATGCGAGCCGCCCGGGGTATCGGGATGGCGCGCCTTCGCCAGCGAGCGATAGCGACTTTCGACGCCGGCGGCCGTCGTCGGTAGCGTGCCGTCTACGGAGAAAATCTCCCGCCAGGACCGCCGTTTCGGCGCCGGAAGGGCGGTGAAGCCGCGGAAGGTGGCGCGAACGATGTGCAGGCCGCCGTGGCGCATCTCGGTGCGCCTGGCCTCGACGATATGGTGGATGGCCTGCAGGTTGTCCTCGACCTTCGCGTAGCGGTCGACGGCGATGCAGACCTGCATGCCGTCCCAGACGAACCAGACAGCCACGCCGGAATCAGTCGGGCGCTCGACGCCTAGCGTCACGTTCGACGAGATGACGAGGTTGTCGACCTTCTTCCCGCTATCGCCGGAGAACAGCCCAAGCGACGAGCGCACGTTCTTCAGAGCGGCGGACAATCCGGTCTTGAATTTTGAGGCCACCTTGTTTGGCGTCCTCGGCATCGTGTCGGGCCAAGTCAAGGGAAAAGCCTGGGCTTCCATCAGAAGCAAACCTCCATTTTTGGAGTAGGCTTGGCGCCGACCGGCGTGAGCACTGCATCCTCGTCGGGCCAGCCAAGGTCAATCCGCCGTCTCACGGTAGTCATCGGGGCATATCGGAAGTAGTCGACGGCATCGGGGAGAGAGAAGAACAGCCCGCAGACGTTCACCGTCCTGTTGCGCCGGGTGTTCCGGGCCTGCTGGCTACGCGTTGCCCAGCGGCAGTTGCCGGGATCGTAGTTGCCGTCGTTCTCTTCTCTGTCGAGGGAATGACGAGCCGACGGCTTTGGTCCCATGTCGGCCAGGAAGCACTCAAAGCCAGAGCGAACCCCGTCGGCGTCGAGCCATCGCTTGCAGATCGAGATACCCCGCCCGGCGTAATCCTTGAAACGGTCCTGCCGGTGATTGAGGCAGCGATTTTTCATCGCCGTGTAGGCGCGGTACTCTGGGCTCTGCACCCGGCCGCCGCCAGGCAATCTCATGGTGTGACCGTGCTTAAACGTTCCCATTAGATCACCAACGTCAAATGTTTGGACGCCCTCGTAACCGAGGTGTAGAGATGCCGGTCGGCGTTCTCCTTGAAAAACCGGCTTTCGTCGAACACACACACTCGTGGCCAGCCGCTTCCCTGCGCCTTGTGGCAGGTCAGTGCATAACCGTAGTCAAACTCCTGGGTGCCACGCTTGGCCTTCCAGTCGAGTTCCTTCCCCTTGCCCTGAAAGAACTGCTCGCGGACTTCGACGGGGATCGGGGTGCGCTCTTCAACATCGGGCTCGACGATAGTGAACCGTGCCTTACGCCCGAGCGCCCCTGTTACCGGCTTCTTCACCTCGGAAACGCGGAACAGTTCCCCATTCGATATTGCCTTCTCACGATCGTTCCGCAGGCAGATGACGGTCTCGCCTTTGCCAGGAAGCTCGGTCGTGAAACCGTTGATCTCGCGAAGCCGGCGGTTGAAGTTGAACCGGGTATCGTTGCGTCCGACGATGACGGCATCGGCCCCGGTTACCTCGACCGGGTCAAGATCGGCCTTCCGCGCGATGTTGAGCCCAAGCTGGCGCGTCACCCGCAACAGGAAGTCACCCTCGCGAATGTCGGTTGCAAGCCGGATAATCGCGCTGTCCCGCGCCTGGCGATGAACCTCGATCAGCATCGCGCCGGGTTTGTCAGCCGTGAAGAAGCCGGCGCCCTCGACGGGCGGAAGCTGGAAGGGGTCGCCGAGGACGAGAATCGGAACGCCGAACGATAGAAGATCTCGGCCAAGCTCCTCGTTCACCATCGATACCTCGTCGACGACGAAAAGTGCTGTGTTTTTGAAGCTTTCCGGGTGCAGAAGGTGCCGCTCGACCTTGCCTGTCGCAACATCGAACTCGGTGTTGTAGATCGTCGAATGGATGGTCTGCGCGTCAGCACAGCCGGCCATGCGCATTACCTTGGCGGCCTTGCCAGTGAACGCGGCGTAACGGACCTTGCCGTTTTGCAGCTCGGCAATATGCCTAGCCAGCGTCGTCTTGCCCGTACCGGCATAGCCGGCCAGATAGAAGAACGGCGAATATTTGATGCGCAGCCACGCCGCCACCTGGGCGATGGCGTCCTGCTGACCGGGTGACCAGGCGAGCGCTTCAGCCATGGAACAGCCCCACACCCTTGCGCAATCGCATGGCATAGCCGAAGCCCGCCTCACCCTCGATCGGAAGGCCGATCTGCTTCAGCGCGGCGATGTCACGATAAATCTGACGGGCCGAGGCGCCGGTCTTTGCGGCCAGCTTGTCGGCCGTCGAGATCTCGCGCTCGAGCACTTCGACGATTGTCGCCATGCGGGAGATTGCCTTACCCATGGCGGTCGCCTCTCACGATGTCGAAGAACGCTTCGCCCGGGCCGGGGCGCTGCCGCACCGTGGCGAGCTTGTGCAGCGCATATCGCTTCAGGGTCTGGACAAACTCAGTGGCCGTGTAGATTGCAGCCCACCGCTCGCCATGCTCCTTGACCATATGCGCCGTGGCTGCATGGCGGTTTTCGGCGATGATCTCGACGTAGCCGCCGGCGTAGCCCCAGCCTGTCCCGAAGGTGGCGTAGAAGGTCTCCATCAGAACGTCTCCATCTGCTTACGCCATGCGTCGGGATCGCTCGGGTCGGCCGCGGCGGGCTTGGTGATCTTCGGTTCGGTGGGGCTTTCGGCGCGGCGGATCAGCTCGAGGCGCGCGTTGTGAACGACGTCTTCCCGTTTCGGGTCGACGCGGCATGCTGGATTTGTTCACAATCCAGTCGAGGTAATCCCACGGCACTTCCGAGAAGCGCTTTCCTGCGTGTTCGCCAAAATCGATCTTCAGCAGCCGAAGCGGGTTCGCCGAGATCTGCACCATCGTCTCGACAGGGAGGACGCGCAGCAGATCCAAAAGAATGTGCGCGGTCGTCCAGCTATCCGGGCCGGCGCGGTGCACCGGCTCCATTTGCTTGGCACCGCCGCCGAGGCCGAGCGCGTACCAGATCGCGCCGTTCTTGTGGCTTTCGAGGTCCGGGTAGACTTCTTTGGCGCATTTGAACGTGCAGATGCCGGGCTTGCCGGTCCTCAACAGTGGCGCGTCATAGGCCAGGTTGTGGCAACAGATATAATCCGGGCCGGGAGAAATTAGCGCGCGCGCGTGATCCGGCGCCATGCCGCTCGCCGCTTCCTCGTCGGTGATGTGGTGCGCAGCGCGCGCACCGGGGGCGATGGGCATGCCCGGGTTGACGAGGCGGGCATGAGGCCCGCTCTCGATCGCCCAGCCGGTCGGGAACAGCCGAACATCGGTCCAACCGATCTCGACGAGCTCCTTGGGATCGGCGAGCCCCGTGGTCTCGGTGTCCGTCACGCGAATGAGGGTGAGCGGGTCAGCCATGTGCCGCCGCCTGCTCAACCGTTGCGGGCGGCTGCGGGGTTAGTGACGAGAGTGCAATGATGACAGTCGCCAGCATCTGCAAGCCCGCCGGTTGGGTCATGGCGCGTGTATTGCCGGACAGGATCTTCTCGGCGAACTCGATCGCGCCCTCGAACCCGATCGGCCCGCAGATCAGCCGGTCGTCGGCGCCAACCAGGACGACGTCGCCAGCCTTGTAGGGGATTTTGACATTCCCCTCTTTGCCGATCACTTCGGTGTGCCCCGGCTCGGTCACGCACATGACACGCACGGTGCCGCGCTGGAAGGTGTCGATCACCTCGGCGTGGATCTCCGTCATGCTGCCTTCTCCTGCTTCAGAACCTTGATCTTGATGATGACGCGATCGCTTGTTTCGCGAGCCTTCTTCGCGGCCTCGGCCGGCGTTCCAGCTGGCACATCCCGGTGCGACGCGTCGGCGAAATGGACACGGAAGGTCGTCATCACGATGCCACCTTGCGTGGGACCAACCGGCCGGACTCGTCGTTCTGCCCGCCCTCGCCCTCGTACTCAGCGCGCTTGGCCGCGTCGGCGGCTTTGCCAAACGTGCCAGCCTCGTCGCCGCGGCGGTCGAAGCCGAAGGTGCCAGCGACCGCACGGCGGACGCCCTGCAGCAACGCCAGCTGTCCCGACAACTCGTCGATGCTCTTGTCGAGTTCGGCGAGGTATTCCGATGAGGCGGTCCTGGTCGCGTCGACCCGGGTGATCCCGAACATGGTCACTCCTCCCCGCCAGGTTCGGACTCGTCGACATCGCCGTTATCCTCGACGTCGCCGTCGAACCCGGCGAGGTACGCCTCGAGCAGCTTCTCGTCGGTCTTGTATTTCGCCGGAACTGCCTTGCGGCTGCGGCCATCCTCACGGGCAGACGCGCCGGCCTTGAGGGCGACATCGACCGTGATTTCGGAATTGTCGGCGTCCGAGGATTGGGGGGCGGAATCCCCGGACGCCTTGCGCGACGTGTCAGCCTGGTCGCCGCGCTGATCCGCATCGGCGGGGGACGAGCCTGATGCGGATTTTCTGGATTTCTCGTCGACCTCGTGGTCGATCGTCTCTTCGTCACGCATGTCGGCGAGCGCATCGAGCTTCTGCTCGAGTCCGCGCGGACCGGCAACCTGCTTGTCGCTGGCGCCCTCGATATCGTAGAGGCCGTCGTCGCGACGCATGAGATCGTCCAGGTCGCTCGACATCGGCAGCACCTTGGAGTGGCGCCTGGCGACGGTCTTCTTTGCCATTTCGTCGTAGAAGATCGGGTCGTTCCAAGGCGTGTTTTTCCCGCGCGACTTGGTGCGGATCTTCTCGACCGCGTTTACCGACATGACGTCGCGGCTGATTTCGCCCGATTTCAGCGTGGCGATCGAATAGACCGCGATCAGTTTTCCTGGGTCACCAAGCGTTGGCTTGTGACGGATAAAGGGGTTGTCGCCGAGTTCGAAGTCGAAGTCGTCGTTCTCATGAACGGCATGCACATCCCATGTGGCGATCTCACCTGAGTTGCGGGCCTTCTTGCGAACACCGCCGATCATCGGCATCCACTGCGCCTGATCCTTGTAGGGAACGATCGCGCCCTCGCGGCTATCGGGCAAAAGGCCGTCCTGCGCCGCTTTCATCGCCGAATTGAACAGCGAATGCCGGGAGACCTTCAGAAGGTCGGGGTTGTTCTGGATCGCTGTCATCACGACGCGCATGAACCGCTCGACCGGGATATGTGCCGGCAGTGCGGCCTTAAACTGGCCGCCCATTTCGCCAAGCTTGTCGCGAATGACTGCGATCTCGCTTGGCTTCTTTGCTTCAACAACAGCATTCATGGGAAAATTCTCCTGTCGTCCGCGATCAGCCGCGGAATCGGGTTTTCTCGTCTTGGAAAATGCGGACGCCCTTGAGCGGCCGGGTGTTCTTGAACTTCCGCACATGCGCGCGGATGGCCTTCTCGATCTCAGCGGCAGAGAACTGGTCGCGGAATTCGGTGATGTCGATCTTCTGCCAATCATCGATCGAACAGGTCCAAGGTGCCGACGATGAGATGGTGCCGACCTCGGTCTTGGTCGGCCCGGTGCCGGCGCTGGTCGCTTGCGCGGAGAGCCGATCGGCTCGCTGCTCGGCGACGATCGCCTCATTGACGATGACGTCGGCCTCGACGCTGCCCTGGGCGGCTTGCGCCTCGGCGAGCTTGCGGTCGGACTCTTCTTGCGCCAGGCGGGCCGCCTCGGCGGCCTTGCGCCGTTCCTCGTCGCGTTTCTTCCGGTCGTAAGCCCCGACGATCTCCTCGAACCGCGTCTTGATCCGGTCCATCCGGTCGGCAAGTGTCTGGAAAAAGCTGTTGGTCTCGGTGACTTCGGTGCGCAGTGGCAGCGTGGTGGCGAGGCGGGTGTCGTCGAGAAGCTTCGAGAGCTTTCCTGCCTTTATGCCGATCGCGATCATCGGATCTCGCTGCTTGTCCTCGGTCACGACACCGGCCTCGCCGAGGGTTTCGCGGGCCTTGTTTGCGTCGTCAGCGACGTCGTCGACTTGCTTCAGGAAGTTCGCGAAGCGGTCGCGCAGGATGTCGGTGGTGGTGGCGAGGTTGTGACCTGGCCCGACGATGGATGGGGCGTCAGAAATTGGCATTGTTCTGCTTTCTTGGCTTGATCCGCAGCGGCCGCATGGACGAGGGCCTTACCTCGTACGCCGCCCTTTCCTGGGTGCGCGCGGTGATGTCCCAGCCGGCGGTGAAGCCGGCTTCGGAATTGCCGAGCGCGTAGATGATCTGAGGTTTGAGAACGTCGGCCTCGCGTTTCGCTTGTGCCTCGGCCTCTTTCAGCGACTTGTATTTGCCGACGAGAATATCGAGGTCGTGCTCGGCTGAGAGGTCGCGTCGATCGAGGAACGAGTTGCTGTAGACTTCGAGCACGGCAGCGCCATCGCGTTTCCAGTCAATGTCCGGTTCAGCACCGGAGTTGACCATCGCCCAGAATTCCGCGACGGCTGCAGTAAGCCGTTGCCAAAGCTTCGCATGCAGCGGGATGTCGACAAGGTGGAGCCGAAGATTGCCGCGCCAGGTGACGACGACGACCGCCAGCATGGCGTAGTCGCAGCCAGTCAGCTTGGCCTCAGTGATCGCCTGGACGGCGATCCACGTCGGCGGGACGATGTCGCCTATGTCCGGATCTTGCCAGAACTCGCGGAAGGCAGCCTCGGACGCGGTCTTGATCTGCATGTTGCCGCGACCTGGTCGGCCGGGGATCTCGACGAACGCGTCAGGCGTGGCCCCGATGCGCAGATCAGGGTCGCGATAATAGGCTCGGTCGTTCGCGTAGAAGACCCTCCAATCGGGCTCCCGCTTGTTGACCATTGCGACCGCAACCGGCTCGAGCAGGTTGCCCCGCTCCATGGCCTCTGTCTCGTCGACGTCGCCAGACACGCGTCCTGTCTTCTCGGCCCAAAGGCCATAGGGCGTGGTGTATGGATGCGCGCCAAGAACCGCTGCGGCGACCGAAGCGGTCACGTCCTGCTGGCGGAACTTTAGCCATTGCTCGCGATCGGATGGGTAGAGGATCTGGACGGTCATGGCCGTCCCATCCGCGCGAACTGCACGACGTTGTCAGCGGCAATGCGCTCCGATGGAGGAATGTGCGATAGGATCGCTTCCAGGACCTCCAACATGTCCGGCGACGCCGTCCAGAGCTTGGCGTTCGCGATGCGCTCGGCCTGCGGACCCCAGCATGTGCCGATCTTTCGGCCGCTCGAGTCGACGATGTAGACGAAGCCGTTGGCGTTGCCGTCCCAATCGATCGGCTGGGTGAAAGTGCTCATGCCCGCACCGTCGAGGCGAGCTGCTGCGCCATGTTGACGGCGCGAAGGCGGAGCAGAAGCGCTTCCTCAGCCGGTGTCAATTCCTGACCGGCCATCCATTTCGAGACGACGGCTTTGGCCGTCTCCCTGTCGGTCGGCTGTCCTGGTCGAGGAGTTGGAGAAGCTGGCATCGATTCCTCATCTGGTGTGATGTGGAACCTAAGTGGGACTGAAAAGTAAGTCAAGGTGAAAAGTAAGTGACACTGAATTTATTTTGATCCCCGGGGGATGATGGGCGCAAAGAGGCTCCCCGCGAGTCACACCGGCCAGAGCAATTCCTACGCTCGCGCGCGGATACCCGAGTCTGGAACGTAGGGCGCTACATGAGGGGTGCTGACAGCGCCCCGTCTCGACGGTCGGCGCTCGTCACGTATGGTGCAGGGTCGAGCTCAATGTTGAACGTAGAGTGTAACCACCAACGTAGAGCTATGTTGTTGGAGAGTTATATCTGTCCTCCGCGCGAACGCGCTGACGCGCTCGCGCGTGCTATATCCGGGAAAATCACTCGACGATTGTGCTGCCTGTCCACAGGCATTCAATATCGCCCTTTGGCCTGACACAAATCCTGCCGCTACCAGACGTGTTCTCGAGGAAGACACTCTGGCCTTTGTGGAGAGAACGGCAGTCGCCGGTCTCACCTTTCTGCTCGACGAACTTCTTGAAGGCCTCGGCATCGTCCTGGTCGGCAAACTGGACCGCGCGCTCAAAATCGCGCAAGGCAAGGCAGCCGAAGCCTTCGGTCGCGATCGTTTGAGGTTCAGCAGCGACGGCGGGCAGTGCCAGCGCCGCCACGACGATCCCAGCCCATATGCGTCGCATGTCCCAGTCCTCCTAGGGGTGAAGGAGCATTGCGCGCCACGCGAGAGGGTGCAAGCGGGCCATGCCTATTTGCGTTTTCCAGCCCGGGAGAGGATTTCCAAAGCGGATATGGCGCGCGCGACGAACATACCTCGGTCCTCCTCGCTCAGTGAGGCTAGAACCGGACGCAGGGCGTCGGCGAGCTGATCGGCGTGATCTCCTCTCGCTTTACTCCACAGCCAGGCATTGATCTGGTTGTTCTTGCTCCTCTTGCCCCGGGCACCGTCGATGATCGCCATGAGGTCTGGCGAGATCCGTATCTTGAACTCGTGAGTCTTCGGCTTGGGCATGCCCCGACTTATGGCGGAAACATTAAGCCCTCGAAATCGTCCCAGAATTCCGAAATGTGGGTCCGCTTATCCCCGATATCCACAGACCACCATTACAAGTCGAAACAATTTGGTGAGCGCTCATAAATGGTTGTATTCGTACAAACGTATCAAAACGGCACACCACCTACGTGCAGGCGGGTATTGACAGAAGGGAAGGAAATTGTTCCTATTTGCGGCGTCCCTCGGGGCTCGGGAATCCAGAAATGATCCATTACATGCCGCGTGAGAAAACGCGGAGCGATGAAACACTGCAGAGGTTGCGTGCAATAGCGTCTGGTATCTGGCCGCTGGATCCGGCAACGCGAATCGAACGGGATGCAGCGTCAATCGCTACCGCGATGGCGACGATTCACGGCGGGGACTGGCGAATTGAGATCGACCATCAGCACCAGCTTGTTCTGATCCGGCCTTGTTAACGTTCAAGGCATTCGAAATCACAGCGAAAGCCACATCGATATCTCTGGCTGAAAGCCCCTCGATACGCTTGAGTACCGCCAAGATTTCCTGATCGTCGCGGATCGGCGCAGTTAAGGGCTCGACCTTGTCAGGCCCCCACAAGAGAAGATCGCCAGGCCGGCAGTCCAGCGCCTTAGCAATTGCGGCCAAAGTTGAGTCAGTGAAGCCCTGTTTCCCGTTCTCAAGCTGAGATATCGAGGGCGCTCTAAGCCCAACCTTATCCGCAAGCTCCTCCTGGGTGAGGCCACGGTGCTTCCGCCACTCACGAAAAAAGTAAGTCGTTTGCGCTTGGTTTGCGGGATTTGCTGCCATGCTGAAATTATCGCGCATCGGCCAGATCCACTCCATTCGGCCCTACTGACAAAATCAGCTTGACTTAATTTCAGTGGGACTTATGTTGGCGGCATGGAAAAGCTGCTGGCCTATCTCGACGAAGAACGCGGACGCCGTAACAAACTGGCGGCTGCGCTCGGAATCTTCCCCGGTGCGATATCGCAGTGGAAGAAGGTCCCCGCGGAGCGCCTGGGTGATATCTCCCGCTTTACCGGCATCTCGCCGGAGGAACTTCGGCCCGACATCTTCGCGAAAGCTGATCTCTCTACCGCCAGCGAGACGGCGGGCTGACGAAAATGCTCACGCTGTCACCGTTCGCGCCCATCAAGGCCAGCCCTGTTTATCAGGGTGCGCTCGGTTTCTCGCTTTATTGCCATCGAATTCTTGTGGCGCAGATCTCCCAAATCTGCGCTGGCCGGCTCGTCGCCCGATCGTGGGCTGAGCCGGCCATGGTGGGCCGGTCTGCCCTGGGGCCGGCCCCCCTCCCTTCTTCGTTCGCTTGTTCATCGCTGTCTCCGTTCGTTTCCGTCGCTGGAAATGGAGATAGCGATGTTCGATTCCAATCTCTCGGAAAAGCCTTCCAAGAACTCGGAATTTTATTCCGAGCGAAGGCGACGGGGTGCGCTCATGACTAGCGTCACCGCCGTACAAAATCTGACGAGGGAACTCGGCAGGATGCTGGCACCAAGCGGTGGATGGCAGCAGCAGATCAGTGCAGTTCACACCAAGCTCGTCGACCCGAAATTTGAGTTGGCGATCAAGGATCTTTCCTGGAACCGCGTGAAGACATGGTTCTACGCCGAGGCGCGCCGTGTCGATTACGACCACATGGTTGCCCTCCGCGAACTCAAGGCCATCGAGGAGGCCAAACGTGACCACAGAGACTTCATTGCCACAACCAACCGTCTGGCTGCGGCCCTTGCCGCTGAAGGTGCGTCGCTCTCTCGCGACCAGGTGGAAGCGCTGGCGCGCATCGCGAGCAGACCAGTTGATGTTCCGGGCGATCATGATGCGCGATCGAGCGGCCAGGTTCGCGGCATGGCTGACGCCCGAGCTTCGATTGGAGCCGGACAGTGAGACGCGGACCATCACGCCCATTCCACCCACGCTGGACACCGGAGCGGGACGAAGCGCTGAAGCGCCTCGTCGCGGCCGGAAAGAGTTCCTCCCAGATCGCAGCGCTTTCCGGGATATCTAGGAACTCCGTCATCGGCCGCATCCACCGGCTCAAGCTCACGCTGGCGCGTCGGAAGGGCTCTTCCAACCCACGCGCACCGCAGGCACCGAAGCCACCGGCCGACAAGCCTCGTCGCGCCCCACGCCGCAAGCTGATTGCCGGCGTCGAGCAGATCGTGCTCAGCCAAAAACCGGTGGCGCCGAGGACATCCGTTCCGGCTGTCATCCCGACCTTTGTAGACCGCGATTCCTATTTCCTGCCGCTGGCCGACACCCCTCCCGTGGATCTCATGGGTCTGCAAGGCGGTCGATGCCGCTGGCCGGTCAACGGGCTCTATGGGCGCGATCCGATCTACTGCGGCCGCCACGCTGACGGCACCTATTGCCGAGTTCACCATCGCATCGCCTACCAACCAGCCTCATCCCTGAAGGAGAAGCGCCATGGCGCGAATACTTGAACAGGGGCGCAATCGTGCGTCCGCTGAAGAAGCCGGCTCGTTCGTCGACAAGTACGAGGAGCATGAGGAGCGGTTCCAGACCCTCCGCTCGAAATTCATGTCCGACGCGAAGAAGATCCGCGACGAGCAAAAGGAAGTGCTCGATGACGCCAAGTCGCAGGGCATTCCGAAGAAAGTCGTCAAGACCATCGTCGATGCTCGAGCCCTCGAGGGCAAGGCCAAGGCGAAGCTCCTCGAGCTCGAGGACGACGACAGGAAGCTGGCGATCGATATCCGCACAGCGCTCGGCGATTACGCCGACCTGCCGCTCGGCGCCGCTGCTGTCGCTGCGGACGGCCAGGACGGTACGACCGCGGCCATCGTCGATGCCGCCACCAAGGCGTGGGACAACGCGGACCCGAAGAGCAAGGGCAAAGGAAAAGCGGCTCCGGCCGCTCACTGAATTCCGCGCAAGCGGATAGGGGCGGCGGTTTGAACGACGCCATGGATGCTGCTGGCAAAGCCGAGAAACGTCAACGTGCAGCGCCTGACCGGGCTTGGCCCTGGTCGCCCCGACCAGATGGAGTGACGGCTTGTAGGTAGCTGCCGACCAAACAACGACAGGCAACCTTCTGACCAGCCCGGGAAAGCAGCGGGCGCCCTCCTCCGAGGCCGGCCGACATGAGCGACGCACCACCAAAAATCCTCTTCATCGACGCTGCCAGCCGGTTTGGTTGGGCGCGCGGCCGACCAGGTGAGCAACCAGAGTCCGGGAGCGCCCATTTCGCTTCCGAAGGCGCTTCGCAAGGCGCGATCGCGTGGGGCGCCATGCGCTTCATCGCCGACCAGATACAGACCTATAGGCCCGACGAGGTCGTGATCGAGGCACCACTGCCGGCGACGCTCGTGAACGGTAAGACATCGCTGGCGACGCAGGAAATCCTCATGGGCCTGCCATTCGCCATCCAGGGCATGGCCTTCGGGCTACAGATGTATCGGGTGTCGGTCGCCCGCGTTTCGAAGATCCGCACGCACTTCATCGGCAAGAATTCCAAGGGCGAGATCGCCAAGCCGCAGGTCTGGCGCAAGTGCCTGGCGCTCGGCTGGATCTCGGCGGACGACGAGGACCTTTCCCACGACCGCACTGACGCCCTCGCCGGCTGGCACTACGCTGGCGCGGTGCTTTGCCCCCGGCTCGCGCAGCCGATCGACGACCTGTTCGTCAAGGCCGAGCAGCGCAAGCGCGCGGCCGCCCAATCCCAACTCTCGGAGAGGTTTTGATGCGCCCGCACCATGGCCGCATGCGCGGCTACCATTCCATGAGCCTGGCGACCTCGATCGCCCTGCTGCTTGCGGCCATCGCCGTGGTCATCTTCGTCATGTGCGGGGCTGCCAGTTCCCACGATGCGCCGACCGGCTGGTCTTACCCGTTCTCATGCTGCTCGGGCTACGACTGTCGAGAGGTCCCGGACGATTGGATCACCGAGAGCTCAGATGGCTACCACATCGTCATCACCGGAGAGGTGATCCCGATGACGGACCCAAAGGTCAAGCAGTCGCCCGACGGTCGCTTCCATTGGTGTTCGGTTGCCGGTGCCAATGACGGGAAGACCATCTGCCTGTTCGCTCCGCCGAGGAGCTTCTGATGCGCGTCCTGATCCTGGCGACCAGCAAAAACCCAGCGCTCGATGCCGATATCGTCGAGATGCTTGCCGATTACGCGGCCGACGGCGGTTTCGAGGCCGAAGCGATCCTCGAGCCGCAGGATCTTTGCTCGGCGCTCTACCGCGACCCGCAGGCCATTGGCGTCATCTGGACGGACTCGGCCGGCATCGCGAGCGTAATTTGCCGCAACTGGCGGCAGGCAGCCGTCAAGAACATCCTCTTCTTCCTGCTGGTTCCGGTCGCCAATCCGAGGACAATCGGTGAAGAGGTCATCCGGCGCGTCGGGATCCTCCTACACGGCGCAGACGACGTACAGCCGGCGCCGATCGACAAAGTCGAGTTCGTCGCCCGCCTGGCGGCGCTGGCGCGGCGCGATCGCGGACCATCCGTCGAACGGCTGGTGAAACTGCCATGTGAGGCCGTGTTCGACGCAGTCCGCGGGACGGTCACGCATCCTGGCGGCACCGTTCTGCTCACGCAGACAGAGGCGAGCGTTCTCGAATTGCTGACGCTGCGCCAAGGCTCGATCGTCTCCAAAGAGATGGTGATGAATTTCCTCTACAGCGGCCGGGACGAACCCCAGATCAAGATCATCGACGTCCTGGTATGCAAAATTCGCCGCAAGCTTCATGCCCCGCTTGGCGGGATTGATATCATCCAGACGGAGTGGGGCCGCGGCTACCAATTCATCCCGGAAGGCTTCGTTCCGGCGCTGTCCGACGCGCGCGTGAGGGCCGTCGGGTGAGTGAAACGAAGGAGAAGGTCGCGCACGTTTGGCAGCGTGACGCGCTCGACTGGTATGTTGAAGAAGAGTTCGTCACCCGAGCGCTTGTAAAGGTCGAGCGCTTTGTTGGCCCGGTTCTGGACCCATGCTGCGGACAAGGCAACATTGTGAAAGGCCTGCTCGCCGCCGGCGTACAAGCGGTCGGCACCGACATCGTCCAGCGTGTTCCAGAAGGCACGCCATGGTTTCTCGGAACTGCGGATTTCCGGGAGGTGGGCGCGATCTCGCAGCCAAATATCTGCATGAACCCCCCATTCTTCCGTGCGAAGGGCGCCGAGGCCTTCATCCGGAAGGCGCTGACTGTCGCGACCGGGAAGGTGATCGCATTCGCCGACATCAAGTTTCTCGCCAGCGCCGGCCGGGCGAAGGGCTTGTACGCCGAGTTCCCGCCCAATCGCGTCTGGTCGATCTCTCCTCGCCCATCCTGCCCGCCCGGTGAATTCCTACTCGCTGGCGGCGAGGCGGACGGCGGCACTGCGGACTGGGTGTGGATGGTCTGGGATCAGACCGCACCGTTCTATGGCACCCAATTCGACTGGCTCCGCGCCGAGGCGGTGCTGGCATGACGCTTACCCTTAGAGACCGCGTCGCCGAGGCCATGCGCGAGTCCCGCATCGGCCGCACGCGCTTCGGCTGGGACCAATGCGACCAGGAGGAGTGGCGTAGGAGTGCCGACGCCCTCATGCGCTACGGCCGCCATCTCGGATTCGAAATCGTTGAAACTGGCAACATCGCTCATCGGCCGGCGCCGCCGGTCACCCCCGTGATCTATGCGCTTGATGACGCGCGCGACGCCAGTGTTGAGCGGTCCGTTCGCTGCGACGGTGCCGGCAACTGGTCGATCGTGTCGACGAAGCGCGACGCCCGCCGAGCGGCGATCGACAGCAAAACCCTGCTCACCTTCACCCTCGCCGAGGCCGACCTCGACTGCGATCGCATTCTCGCCGGCGACCCGACGGCGAAGGACATCAAGGGCGTGCTGACCAAGGTCGCCGCCGCCAATGTCATCCGCACCCTGAATGCCGAAACGATGGAGCCGTCGTGACGAACGAGGTCAACGCCCGCTCCGTTCCCGTCTATGGCGGCTACCATGGCGAATTCCGGAAGGTCCACAAGGCCGGCTGGGAGAAGGTCTGCGAAGGCGGCACGCCTCGGGTATACGACACTGAAGACCAAGCCGAGGTGGCAGCCTGGCGCGCGCTGAAGGCGCACCTGTGCGGCGACATCGTCGGCACTGGCATGGAACGCACGTCCGCTCGATCGAAAGCTGAGAGCCTGTTCGGCGCGATTTTTCGCAAGGGCCGCAAGATCCCGGTGGTCCGGCGATGAGGTTCACGCAATCATTGTCACGTGGCCGAGTTCCCCTCCGCGCAGACATCAAGGTCGCCACCCGTCGGTATGATCGAAGGGTGGATTTGAAGACGAAACCTTGTTTCCCGTTCAAAGCCGAAGGCGTCGCGATATTTGATATTGGTGAACGCCTTGAACTGTTCACTAAAAAACTCATCCCGATGCTGTTGGAGAAACGCGCCATCGAACTGGACGGTCATGACTTGACCTTCGCCAGGGCCGAGATCGACCGTTCGTTTTGTTTCAGGATCGGAAAAGAGTATTTGCTCCTGTCGACCGGCGACTCTCTGACAACCAAACTGCACATCATAGGCAGGCGTCTGGCCCGTATTCCTTACCGCGATTTGCACCGGCACCTGGGGCCGGTCATTCGTTTCGACCTTCGCAGACACAACAAACAAATAGGCTCTGAGCTGGCGTTCGCTATTCTCACGTGCGTGCGCCAGCGTTTCCTGGGCAACGGCAAGCGCATGGTCGCCGCCTCTTGCCTGCTTGTACAAAATTCCAATAGTAGCTCCGGCGGCGATTGCGGCGGCCCAGCCACTAAGTGCCGAAAACCAGCCCTGAACCGTACAACCGCTCCCCTCGCACCAATCCGGTCCGATGGCGAAGGCAAGGGCGACCGCGATTACGGCGAGCAAACCAATCCACGCCAGAGCATTTACAAGAATTCGGAAGCCCCAAGAAATCATTCTCATACCCCGCCACCGGCGCTCGATATCACGAACTGCCATCTGATGGCGAGTTTCTCCCCATTTCGAGAGGCCCTCTGATGGGCTCAGACCCCAAATTCGACGCCGAACTGGCGCGGGCCATGGAAGCCGTCGCGTTGAAGATCATGCCCGAGTTCATGGGCGAGCCGAACCGCGCCCTGTCGTCGCCTGGCAAGGAATGGCGCTGGGGCAAGAAAGGCGCCTTCTCGGTCGACTGCAAAAAAGGCGTCTACAACGACCATGAGGACGGCGACGGCGGCGGCGTGCTCAAGCTGCTGCAGGCCTACCGCGGCTACAGCAAGGCCGAGGCCTTGGAGTGGCTGGAAGAACAGGGCCACATCGACAGGCGCGAGCAGCAGTACAACGGCGCCAACGGCGCTGCTAAGCCCCAAGGCAAGTTCGCCGGCTTTATGGACGATCACCCGATCGCGACGTTCCAGTATTTCGACGACAAGGGAAAGCTCGCCTATGAGGTTCTGAAATTCGCGAAGACAGCGCCGCGCCGTTACATGCAGCGCCGGCCGCATCCGGCTGGCGGCTGGATTTGGGGATTGCAGGCTGGGCTCTACGGCAAGACGAAGAGCGGTGACTGGTTCAAGGCCAAGGCCGGCAAGCATTACGAGGACGAGAAGCAGTTCGAGGACACCAAATGGGTCCTCTACAACCGCGCCGAGGTGCTGAAGGCGATCAAAGAGGGGCGGCCTGTCGTCCTGGTCGAAGGCGAGAAGGACGTCGAGACCCTGCGCGAGTGGGGCCAGGTAGGCACCACGAACCAAGGCGGGGCGAAGAACTGGCACCCGGAACTCAACGCCGACCTCGCCGGCGCCGATCTCGTCATATGCTCGGATCTGGACGATGCCGGAAAGGCGCGCACCATGTTGCGTGGCGCCGATCTGCGGCCGATCGCCAAGCGGGTTCGCTCGCTCGACCTGGCGCTGCACTGGAAGGATGCGCCGGAGAAGTCCGACGTCACCGATTGGAAAGACCAGGCCGGCGGCACCAGCGAGAAGTTCGAGATCCTGGTCAAGAAAGCGCCGGCTTGGGTTCCCGAGCGGCCGCGCGCCTTTGGCGCCTACTATCACGACGAGCTCGACGGTCCGGGACTCGAGTACGACTACATCATCGACGGACTGATCACGACTCGAGGGCGCTCGATCATCGGGGGGCCATCGGGATCCGGCAAATCGTTCCTCGCCCTCCACGCGGCCTATTGCGTCGCGCGCGGGCAGGATTTCTTCGACTATTCCGTCGAGCGCGGCGGCGTCATCTACCAGGCCGGCGAAGGCGGCCTAGGCATGAAGAAGCGCCAGAAGGCATATCGCAAGCACTTCAACGTTTCCGAGGACGAGGAGATTCCGCTCGTCGTGCTGCCGGCGAAGGTCGACCTGTATTCTCGCGAGGGCGACACCGATCGGCTGATCGAGGCGATCAAGTCGATCAAGATCACCATGTCGATGCCGCTCCGCATCGTCTTCATCGACACACTGGCAACGGCGACCGTCGGTGCCGATGAGAACAGCGGCAAGGATATGTCCGTGGTGTTGGCGAACATTGCCCGCATCGAGCACGAATGCGGCTGCCACGTCTGCCTGGTCCACCACATGAATGCCGACGGCAAGAAGCTGCGGGGCCACACCTCGATCCACGCCAATGTCGACACCGTGATCGTCGTCAACCAGGACGAGGAGACACGAATTCGTACCGCGCGGCTCGCCAAGCAGAAGGACGACGAGGACGGCATCAAGATCACGTTCTCGCTCGCGTCGGTTCCGGTGGGACTCAACCCAAAGACGCAACGCGAGATCACGTCATGCGTGGTGCTGACCGTCGGCGAGAAGGAGCGGCTGAAGAAAGAACAGGAACGGCAGGGCTTCTATGTGAACCCGACCGAGCGGCGCATCATGATGAACCTGTTCGACACTGTCGATCGGCATGGCAAGTTCATCGCCAACGACAAGGAAGGCCCTAAAGCGGCCGTCGGACGCGTCGTCGTGGACTGGAAAGACTACCTGGTCGTCGCCCTCGAAAAGATGCTCGAGGTCGAGGATAAGGCTAAGGCCACCGACCAGATTCGAAAGGAATTTGCCCGCGCGAAAGACGGCCTGACCAAGTATGGGCTCATCAAGATGGTGAAGCCCTACATGTGGTGGGATGGCAAGCCAATTCGCGGGTTCAAGCGAACCTTCCCAAAACCCGAAATTTCGGACGAGGACCGGACGAGTACCGGACAAACACCGGACGAACCCGTTTCCGAGGGAATGCGCGAGTTGTTCGAAACTGGCGGGGACATCGTGCTCTGATGGCCCGCCGCAAGCTGCAGAAACCGGCGCCGAAGAAGCGCCATTTCACCGAACGGTTCGGGCATCCGGTCGTCATTCGCTGGACGATCGCCAAAGGCGCCTTCATCGGGTTCCTGACCGGCCTTGGCTACTCGTCGGCCGATATCGAGAAGCGCATGGCCGACGGGACAAGCAGGGCAACCGTCCGCCGGCAATGGAAGAATTGGGGTCTGCCGCTGACCGAAGTCGGCGGGCCGAAGCATCGCCGCATCTCGATCAATCTCACCTTCCACGAGCGCGCCAAGCTCGCGCGCCAGGCCAAAAAGCGTGGATTAACGGGCGAGGAATATCTTCGCCGAATCAACGTCTGCGCAATCCGGGACGACATGTACGATGCAATCACAGATGGTGAGTTCGACTGATGGCGGCTGGGATCCCACACTCGTTAAAGACGCGATGGTCCACGCGTTTGAGGTGCTGTTCGACACCACCGGCCAAGTCGGCCCGGATTGGTTCAAGAACAATTGGCCGGAATACCGCGTGACCTTCGAGGACGAGGTCGGGCAGATCGCCCAGGGCACCGAGCGGCAGATCGAACGCGTGCGGGTCCAGCGCACGGCCCGCGAGATCACCATCATGGAAAAGGTGCTGATCGGCAGCAAGGGGCCGGAAGGCCAGCAGCTGCCGAATTGGGGCAAGTACGTCGAGGACGCGCCGGCTGCACGCCGGGCGCTCGTGACCTGGTGCTTCTGGGAAATCCGCGGCCGCCACACCGAAGTCGAGTGCGAACGCCGCGGCTGGGCCTATTCGACGTTCCGGCGTCGTCGGGACGTTGCGGCGAAAGCGATCGCGTCGCGGCTCAATCAAGCTGGCATTAAGGCGTGGTAGCCCGCTAGTGTGGTGCAAGCAGCGTCGTGGCAATACCGGTGAAAAAACCGCCGAACATTTTCACCATATCCGAAGCCGACTTTAGCTTCGCTTGGTTTTCTGGAGTATCTTTGGTGACCCACAAAACGCCTATCGAGCCCAGAAACGCGATGCCGATGATGGCGATCACCATGAGTGCGACATAAGGGATCATCCACCCCAGGTCGGGCTTTGCTGCCTCCGGCGGTGGTGTCACCGCACTTTGCGCAAAAGCCGTGCTCACAAATAAGCTCGAGACATGGAGCCAGCGGCGAAACCAAAAGAACAGAGTTAGGGCGAGACTGAGAACACCCAAAACCGCTGCCATGATGGTCATCATAGAATAGCTGGCTTTACTAACCTGAATCTCAAACTGATCGCCGTATCTCATGTACCTCATGATCTCGTCGCGGTGTCGAGCCTCCATCTTGTAGATGTCAAAAAGGACATCCAATCGGGCGGCCATTCTTTCGTGACGCGCCTTCCGCCTTCTAACCTCTCGCCCGCCAGTGCGGTACGAGAAGAAACCTCCAATCGATACCAGCACCACCATTATGAAAAACGGCAGCCAGTCCCATGGATCATTAGGATTGTTCAGCATTTTGTCCCCCTTCGTCTGAATTAGCAGCTTATAGCACACCAGCCATCTTCAACCCGATCGCCGCTACCGCACCCCATGCGGCGATCTCAAACAGCCGACGTTTAGCACCCTTGCCAGGCTCCTCGCTGATGTCGATCGACGGGACGTGCTTCAGGTAGAGGTTCGCCTCCGGTGCCGCGGTGCCTTCCGGACCGGGATCAATTCCCCTCGCCTGCATCATCCGGCGGCTGAACGCCCGCCCTGCGGCGTTCTCGTCCAGCCCTGCATGGTACTTCTTCCGCAAGGGTGTCGACTCGAGCACGACCTGGCGCTCTTCATCTGAAATCGATCCGACCTGCCCGGCCGGCATGATCACCTTCACCTTCTCGACCTCGCTCGGAACGTTGTCCTCGCCGATCACCGAGATCAGCGCCTCGCCGATCTTCAACGTCGGCAATTCCTCGCGCGTCTTGAAGCCCTTGCGCGGGCGAATTGTATCGGCCGCCGCCTTGATCTTCCTCAGCGACTCCGCCGTGTGGGCGCGCATCGCGTGCAGGATCCTCGTGCCGAGCTGTTCCAGGACAGCTGCCGGCACGTCGGTTGGCGATTGAGTGACGAAGAACACGCCGACGCCCTTGGATCTGACCAGGCGGACAAGCCGCTCGATCTTCTGCAGCAGGTGCTTCGGCGCGTCGGCGAACAGCAGGTGCGCCTCGTCGAAGAAGAACACGAGCTTGGGCTTGGGCAGGTCGCCGGCCTCGGGCAATTTGCGGAAGAGCTCGGAAAGTAGCCATAGCAGGAAGGTCGCGTAAAGCTTCGGCGCCTCGAGCAATTGGTCGGCATGCAGCAGGTTGATTGTGCCCCTGCCCTCTGCGTCGACAGCCATCAGGTCGAGGATATCGAACGGCGGCTCGCCGAACAGGCGATCGCCGCCCTGTGCTTCAAGCGCGAGCAAATTGCGTTGGATGGCTGCGATCGAAGCAGCGGTGACATTGCCGTATTTCCGGCAGACGTCCTCCCGCTCCTCGATCATGTCGTTGAGCGACCAGCGCAAATCGTCCAGCGTTAGCATGAAGGTCTGTTCGTCCTCCGCCTTGCGGAACACGATATCCATGGCGCCTTCCTGTGCCTGGTTGAGCCCGAGCATGCGCGCCAGCAGGCCAGCGCCCATATCCTGCACGCTCGTCCGCACCGGCAGCCCATGGCGGCCGAAGATGTCCCACAGCGCAACAGGGAAGCGCCCGCCGGCGGCAACACCGGACAGATCGCCCTTGATATCGGCCGCGAAGACAGGAACTCCGGCGGCGCTGAATTGCTCGGCCAGGCGCTGCAGGGTGACAGTCTTGCCGGTGCCAGTGGCGCCCGTGACGAGCCCGTGCCGATTGGCAAGGCGGAGCGGCAGACCAACGGTAGCGCCAGTCGAGGTCATGCCGATCTCGATGTTCATGGCCGCATGCTCCGGATCGCGGACCTGACAGAACGGATGTTCACGTTCGTCACCAGACGGATGTACTTGTCGGAGTGTTCTTTAGGTGTCTGGAAAACATGGGTGTTGTCGTAACCGCCCGGGATGTCTGCTGTGAAGCGAATTTCAAAGCCGCCGTCAAAGCGAGCGAATCGAGCGTCGGCCTGCTTGACGTCATCCCGCAACACGGCAGCCAGGTATCTCTCGCGTTCCTGCTCGATGAACAATTCGTCAATCGTCGTCATCGCCATTGCCCTCCGTGATCTCGTCTGCCCGCTCAAGGAACGGGAATTCGCCGGCACCTGGTCGCTGGTTGTCGCGGATGATGTGCTCTGCGGCGAGCTGGCGCGCTTCGCTCAGCGCACCCTCGAGTCGCAGTAGCCCGAGCGCGACGTGCACCCATGGCGGAATATCGTTCTCGTCCCGCAGCCATTTCTTGACCGTCTGTGGTCTCACGCCGAAGATCCTGGCGAAGGCGAACACCGGCATTGCCATGTCCAGCAGCTCGGTCCGAAGCTGCTCCCCGGTCATTCTCTTGTATTCGAATCGCGGCATGTTCTTCCCCGGCATCGTCGCGCCGAGGAGCATAGACATAATCTGGTTCATGGTCAGCCGACCTTTCCGAGCTTGGTTGTTCGAACGTGGCAAGGAAATTCCCGCTTTGCCCATGCGCGCCATGCCGAAGCATCGCCGCGCTTCCCAAAATCTTGGTAGAGCATCGGCGACGGCGGCATGGTGAGCGCGTAGATGGTGACGCGGTGCATGCTTACGCCTCGCCATCGCATTCCGTCGCCTCGGACAGGAAATCCCAATGAGGCAGCTCTACCGTGTAAAACGCGGTGTAGAGATGAGCGGCGATGCGGCGCCATCCATCGGTTTGGGGCAAATAGAATTCGAAGTGAACGAAACGCGGGCGACGACCGGCAGCACAAAAGTCCCACCCAACGCGGGTGCTCCAATGCATTTCGGCCGGTATGGCGCCAGGGTGTGGTGTTTCCCACGATCTCCCGCGCTCGCGGTGCTTCGTCGGCGGGAATTGCAGATTGTGCGCGGTGCGCGCGGCATCCGCCAGCACGTCGACGTCGACCTCGTCGCGCTTTAGCAGCCATAGCGCATATTCCAGCGCCTTTGAATCGGCCTCCGGGCCGGGTTTGGCTGTCGAGCGCATGGGCTTTGCCATCGTGCGAGCGTGCGCAGCGCGGTCGGCAACATACCATTTGCTTTCGTATTTCATTTTCGGGGTATTGCTCATGGCGGGCATGTTCTCTCCTTTCGAATTGGCCCACGATCGGGCCGTTGCTGGTTGCTAGATGCGCTCCGCGCCGGTGGGCAATGGCCCGTCTCCGTGGTGCACGCGAAAGACGCCGGGCGCGTCTTCAGGGAAGCGGATCTTCTGCCCGGGGGATTGCTCCTCACCCAACGTTGCGCAGACGATGACGCGAAGGCCTGAAATCAAAGCGAGTTCTCCGGCGATCGCCAACGCGTCGCGCGGGCCTTTGATGTCAGTGATCGCTTCGCAAGTTCCGTCCGGCTCGGGAAAGCGCCCGTAGACGGTGAAGAATTGGGCGACGCTGGCCGGCTGGTTGCCGATCGTCGTGCCGGGCTCTTCGCCATCGTCGACGCAGCCCGCCAATTCCAGATGCTCGAATTGCTTCCAATCCGGCGCGGCGTAGTCGGTGCAGCAGTTGAAGAGCCGCGCGCGCTTTGCGTCATCCATTGGCCTGGCCCTCCGCCTTGGCGATCGCGGGCAGTACAAATGCGCGCCGCCAATTGCCAAACCATTCGACCAGATCACCGCCGTTGACCTCGACGTCATGCTCTTCCTGACATCCCAGCTGCCTTAGTGCCGGCGCTGAGTCGAATTGTGGCCAGTCGGTCACAGCGAGTTTTAGCACGGCCAGCAGGTCAGGCCGCGCCTGCTCGCGCGGGATTGCCGCTCGAAGCCCAGCGAGGATGTCGGAAACGCCTTCCTGTGTTTCGTCGTCCTCAAAGCCGCTGATGAACGACTCGGCTTGAACGAGAGCGTCGACCGTGTCGTTGACATGATCGGGCAGCGAGACAGACGCCGCGAACAGATCGGCGTGAACTTCGTCGATCGCCTTGCCGACGATCACCCCAAAAGCATTCCGGATGTCGGTTCCTTCGGCCTTGAACGGCCCATGAAATTCGCTGATGCGGGAGCCGGCCCGCTGGATGTCGGCAAGCGTAAATTTGGGCATGGTGGAATCCTTTCAGACAGGCAGCGACGCGGGGGCGGCTGCGATTAGGTAAATGGCGGAGAACGCGAGGAACGCGGCCACGGCGAGGAATGCGGCGAGGTCTTGGACGAGGTCTTTCATGCGTCGACCGCCAAAACCACGGCGTTGACGTTGGTGCCTGACGAAGCGAAAGCGCCCTCCGGCAAAGCCTCCCAATGCGCACCTTTGGCCTCGACCATGTCGCGGAAATCGGTTGTTTTCCGATTACTGCGGAAGGTGACCGACGCCGACATGATTGCGACCAGCCGGCCGCCTGGCTTCACGAATTTTAGGGCGTGCGCGACGTGATCAATATCCGCCTGCTTTGCGAAGGGCGGGTTCATGACTACGCGGTCAAAGCCCGGTTCCGGGCCCGGATCGATGGCGAGAAAGTCCAGCATTGTCAGCCCGCCTGCGCCGAACGAAGCGAAATGGCGCGTGACGCAGGCTGCGTGCCGCTTTGGGTCGATCTCATTGCCCCAGACAGTTGCCCCCTTGGCCGCCGCGCCGGCGACTAGATTGCCGATGCCTGCATTGGGCTCATAAACCCACATTCCGGGCTCGACTGCAGCGAGTTCGATGACGCGCGCCACCACATCCGGCGGCGTGTCGAATTGACCAAAATCCTGTTTGACCCGGCGGAATTCGCCAGTCATCAAGGCTTGCTCAATCGCCTCGGCAGCCGGTTCGCTGAAGACATGCGCCTTCGCGCTGCGGTTCCACTTGCCGCCATTAGCTTCCAGAACCTTGTTGACGTCCTGATAGGTCTTGCGGTCGAGCTGCCCGCGCAGATAGAGGTTGTTGCCGACCGTTTCGGCCTGGCTGAGTACGGCGAGAATGTGCTGACTGATTTCCACGATTGTCTCCTTTTTGGGCGCGCACAATTGCGCTGTTGAGCGAGGATGCGGGGCGGGCGAACCGCCCCGCACTGATCACGCGGCGGCGCGAATTCCCTTCAGCTCGGCCATCTTCGCGCCGAGCAGCCACAGGGCTTTGTTCAACTTCACGTCTTGATCGATCCCGTTGACTTCGCGCGTTGTGACCCGGCGCCGGCGGTTGTTGGCGTCACGACCGACACCGCGCAGCCCGCCCCGAATGACGTTTTCCTGCACGACATTGAATTGCGTCCACAGGTCTGCGGCGCGGTCGTCGTGGCGGCGCGGCATGAGGAGCTGAGCGGGCTTGATCGGGGTTTCAACATTGCCGTCTGCATCGGCGAAGCGGAGCAGGTGCGCCGCTTCGGCAAGAATGGCCGACTCGTCATTGTTCAGCTTGACCGTTGACCAGTCCTGCGGCGCGGCAAGCGCCTTTTGTGCCGCGTCGAGAACGGTATACGTGCCTTCGATCACCTTGCCGGCAACGTCGCCGGAATGGCGCACCTTGAGCGAGTCCAGCGTTGCCGTCTGCGAGACCATCGAATTCAGGCAACGAATGCGGAAAAGGCCGGCCATGAGGTCATATGCGCTCGTCCCGTCGTTCGCGTTCTTCAACAGAATTTCGCAGACGGTATCGCCGACCGAATAGGCCGCTTCGTTGTCCAGCCGGCGGAGGCGCAGCAGGTGCTTTGTGAAGTCTTTCCGGCTTTCGTCTCGCGTGCCGGACTGCTTAGCGCCGACGACGTGAAAACCCTCATTTGCCAGCGCCCGCACAATCTCAATCGTGGGGATGGGCTGGAAACGTTCGGACCGGCTTTCATGAGCAGCCAGCGCGAAAACCGACGGCGCACGCATGCGCAACTCGTCTTCGGTCAACGCGCGGCCGGTGTCGAAACGCGCGGTCGGGGTGTAAATGTTCATTGAAAAAGCTCCTTTTGATCAGCCCACAATCGGGCAAGTTGGCCACAATCCGACCATCGGGGCGGCCATGCCTGGCCGGCCGGAAAGGCGATGGTGAGGCGCGGCCCGAAGGCCGCGCGCTATGTGTCACGCCTTCGGCAGCTTGAAGCCGTCCAGCCATGACGGACCATGGGTGTTGCGGAGGTTGCGCAACGTCCCGGTGTCGTCATACGGCGGCTGCCCCAACCATGCCCCTCGCAGGATGCTCTTCCACATCCGGCCGTGCTTCGCGGCATAGGCTTGCACCGCTGCGAGCTCTTCAGGCGTGAGATCGTCGTAACGGTCGTGCCTCATGGTCACATTTCCAGCCATGCGCGCTTTGCAGCGCGGGCGTTGCGGCGGACATCGCGGCGCACGCGGCCTTCGATACGGTCGGAAAACTGGCGCTTGTCGGTCTTCATGTTCGTTCCTTTCATGTTGCCCACAATCGGGCGGTTGCGGTCTAGCGACCATCGCAGCGCCCAGCGTGCCGGGCGCTGAAAAAGGCGCTAGATGGGCTGGCCCGTGCAGGCCTCAATGTTGGCGTCCGTCGGCACGGCCCGCGCGAGCGTGCAGGCCGTGACCGGCTGTTGCAGCGAGGCGCCGTAAACGATGTAGTCGGCAAGGTGACAGACCAGGCCCTTGGCCTGATAGCGCCCGAAGGCGTTCGGCAGCGGCGCGCGGTCGCAGGACTCGGAATAGACGAAAGCCGCGTCATAGATGCGCCCGGCCTGAAGACCGGACACCAAAGCGCCGGCGACGAAAGCGGAGAGGAGCAGCGCGCGCATGTCACGCCTCGATCTTGCGGAAGATGGCAACGGTCAGGCCGAGCGAGTCAGCGAGATAGGCGCGCTCCTGCTTCAGGAACGAGGAAAGCGTCTCGTCGGTAGCATGAGCAGTCCACACCCCAGCGCGGAGGATGAACAAGCCGAAGTCGTGAGTGGGGTTCATGTCACGCCACGACGTTGGAAAAGCGCGCGTCGCGACGCTTGGCAGCGGCCGCAGCCGCCGGCGTGAGATAGACCACGCTGCAGCAATGGTTGCCGTCGACGCGCTGCCAACGATAGCGGACGACGCGTTCGCCCTTGCGCGTGGTCTTGAAGGCGACGACATGCGCGGGAACTGGTCCTGCCCAGATGTCATGAAAGGTTGCGGTGGGAGTGTTCATGCTGTCTGCCTTTCGATGGGCTCACAATCGAGCCGTTTTGCAAGAACACTCTCTCAAAACCGGGGCGGAATGTAAAGCAAATAATGCGCTATGAGCATGAAAACATGCGCTTTTTCTTCGTTCCCTACTTGGCCTTGGAGTGACGCCGCCCGGCTATACCCGCCTTGCCATAGTCGAAACGGTTCGCGTTGCTTGTACCTGGCCTGCGCATGCTGCCGCATGCTGGCCTGCTCTACTGCACAACCCTGCGACTCTGCCCACAACTTGACCGCGTGAGCACTTTTCAGCGAAAAGCACTCCCATACCCGATAGCGTCGCACACCATGCCCGCCGAGCTGCAGCAGCTCCGCGCCACCCAGCCCGCCCCTGCCCATGCGTGGTCGCTCTGCTCGAGCATGATGTTGCATGGTCACAGCGCCCCACCAACACGCGCCCACCCTGCCCCGCCTCGCCCCTCGTCCTGCATGCGTGGCGCTCATGGTGGCCTGCGCCTGGCTCGAGCTGCTACCAGCAAAAGCGACTTAGGGACCGTATCAGGGGGCGAGCGCCAGCGGAGCGCAGCCCCGCGGTTATTTACCGACCTTATGCCCTATAGGGGCCTTCCGCCGCTCTGGGTCGAAATGGTGTCAAGCGGAATCGCACTCTGGCCGCTGACTGGCTGAAAATACTTCCCGGACGGAACTCGGACAAATCCCGGACAATTCCGGGACAAACTCGGGACAGCCGGAAAACGGTAACGATCTGGAAAGCCTGTTCGAAAGTCGGGGGGTTGACCGAAGCTCGCAAGAGGGGCAGTTTCTCGCGACCTCCCCCCTCGCGTAGACGCTAAATCCTGCTCAGATGGCTGATCGGGGCGGCGTCAAGCCGACCCCTCATAGAGCTCTATGTTACAGGACTATCTCTGTCCCTGAGATATTGCGTCGACCCTTGATACGAGTCCCTTGTGCGCCAACGCAACGTAACTATGCTGACGGGCATGAACACGGAATTCACGGGCTTCTTAGCAGACGGCAAGCACGCCGCGTGGCGTTCGGTATGGCAGGGAATATTCCTTCTGCCGGCGATTGTGCTCTGGTTGCTCGGTCTAGATTTGCCACCTCCGCTGTTGATCGCAATAGGTGGCGCCCTTTACCTCGTTTCATCGATATTGGGGGCCTATGCCCTGGACAGATGGCAAACACCAGCTGAAAAGGCGGTGGAGGCCTTGATGCAAGATATTGCCTCAACCTCAGATCGCCTTAGCGAGATCGAATCCCAGCTTGCGCGGGCCCATCTGGAAGGTGTCTATGACACAACCGTGGCCCGACTGTCAGAAGCGGTAGATCGACATCGCGCTTATCTGGCCCACCTGGAAACGGGAAGCGATGAACTAATGATGGGTGTCGACCTGACGGCGGTTGTTGAGGCGATTAATGAATGGAACCGTGTGTTTGGGGCCAACCTAGTGGCAAAGGACCTTAAACCCGGCTGCGTCGCGGAGCTGAATGAACTGCGTCTCCAAGTGGAAGCTGGGTACAAGGCAGAACAAGCCAAAGGCCGAACGTTCTAGTGGTGCAATTTAGTTGGGGGTGGCGGCGCGATGAAGATCACCGCCACCTTCCACCAGGATTCGGAGCTCATCCGCTTCCTGCAGAAACTCGAAGGCCCGGAGATGCAGCAGGCCGCCGCTCGCGGTCTGAATGAGCATGCGGGCGAGCAGGCCCGGCAATCTGTCGTCCGTATCGCAGCGACCACCGGTGTTCCGGCCGGGCGCGNAGCATGCGGGCGAGCAGGCCCGGCAATCTGTCGTCCGTATCGCAGCGACCACCGGTGTTCCGGCCGGGCGCGTGAGATCGAAGACTCGAGTGGTCAAGGCGGCGCCAGGACCGAGCATGACGGCAGAGGTCGTCACGGCCGACGTTGCCATCCCTCTCGCCGAATACGGCAACCCCGTCTGGGTTCGAGATCTCAATCCGATGTCGGACGGGAAGTTCGGCGGCTCGGTCAGTTCCATGCGAGGCGCCGAGGCAACCGGATGGAATGTGAGGCGGCAATTTCCGCACTCTTTCATCGCCAATGGCCAGGTGGTCGTCCGCACAACGAAAGACAGGTTCCCGTTGAAAGTCCTCTCCATGGCGGTGCTCGCCAACGAGTTGGCGAAGCCGACGAGGCCGAACGTGCCGGCGTCTGAACGGTTCGCCGCGCTGGATCTCGAAAAGCGGGTCGTGCGGCAGGTAATCAGGACGCTCGGGCTGTAGCATCGTGGGCAGGCCAGTCGGGAAGAAGCTGTCAACTGCGACGGCTATCCCGCCTACCTGCTCGAAAGCCGATCTCGCAAACCTGGTCGGCGTGTCGATCCGCTCGATCACGGATTGGGACCAGAAGGGTGTTTTCCGGCGGGCCGTCGGCCGCGGTCGGTACGAGACGGTCGCTTCGGTCAACGGATACATAGCCGCGCTGCGCGAGCAGGCTGCCGGCAGAGCATCGGCAACTGGCCAATCGCTGACTGACGAGCGCGCCCAGACTGAAAAGGTCATCCGGCAGATCAAGGAACGCGAACTCGCCAAAATGACAGGCGAGTCCATGACACTGTCGGAGATCGAGGCAAGCTGGTCACAGTTTGCCCAGACCATAAAGGCGGCGGTGCTGTCGATCCCTGGCAAGGCACGATCGAGCATTCCGCACCTTACGCCGCATGACGCCGACGTCTTGAAACACATGTGCCGCGATATTCTGCTGGACATGGCCGAAGAGGTCGAGGCTTCGGTAATTTCTGGTGACTCGAGGGAGATCTTGGGTGAAAAGTGATGCCGTGAAGCGCCTTTTTGGCGCTCTCGGCAAGGCGCTTCGACCCCCTGAGATCCTGTCATTTTCGCAGTGGGCGGCCAAGCACTTCCGCCTTTCGGCGACGTCATCGGCTGCGCCTGGCCGCTTTCGGCCATGGAAATTCCAGCGCGGGATCCTGGACGCGATGGGCGACCCGCTGATCGAGCGGGTTTCGGTCATCAAGAGCGCCCGAACTGGCTACACTGTCAGCCTTATCGCGACGATCGGGGCATTTGCGGTCAACGACCCCTGCCCGATCATCCTGCTGATGCCGACGGATGACGACGCTCGGGGCATTGCAGTCGACGAGCTCGATCCGGCCTTTCGCGAGACGCCGGCGCTGCGCGACGTCATGCGAATCGGCCGGTTTGACGGTCGCAACACGCTGACGCAACGAATGCTGCTCGGCGGCGGATCGCTGAAGATCCTGTCGGCCATGGCGCCACGTAACCTTCGCCGGCACACGGCCAAGGTGCTGCTGTGCGACGAGGTCGACGGCATGAAGGTCACCAAGGAAGGTGACCCGATCAAGCTGGGCGAGAAACGGACGACGTCGTTTGCCGATCGTAAGATCGTTGTCGGATCGACGCCGACCGACGAAGCCACGTCGATCATCATCAAGCGCTATGAGGAATCGGACAAGCGGGTTTTCGAGATCCCGTGCGTGCACTGCGACGTGCCGTTCGAATTGATGTGGGAACATCTGGACTGGAAGTCGGGGCAACCCGAAACGGTCGTCTGCATGTGCCCGAATTGCGGCACCGAGATCGAAGAGCGGTTCAAGCCGCAGATGGTCGAGAACGGCGAGTGGCGCGCGACCGCGCCGCACGTCAAGGGCCACGCTGGCTTCCGGCTGAACGCGCTGATCTCGCAGTTCGCCAATGCGTCATGGCCGAAGCTGGTCGAGGAGTATGAGAAAGCGCTGAAGGCCGGCGCTTCCGACATGCAGGTGTTCTACAACACCGTGCTCGGCAAGGTTTGGTCGACCGCGATCAACTATGTCAACGAGAACCAGCTCCTCGCGCGCTGCGAAAACTTCGGCATCGCGTGGGATCATGCACAATCGGCATGGCGTCAGGATATTCCCGAAGATGTCGCCTACATCACGGCCGGCGTTGACGTCCAGGTCGACCGCCTCGAGGTGGTGCTGGTCGGCTGGTCGCGCAACCATCGTTATGTGCTCGGCCATCTCGTCATCCGCGGCTCGGCGCTGCTTCAAACCACATGGGACGAGCTCGATTCGCTCCTCATGACCGTCTGGAAGCATCCGCTCGGCGGTGAGATCGGCGTCGAGGCAGCCTGCGTCGACTCGGGCGACGGCAATATGACCCAGCGGGTCTACGACTACTGCGAACGGACACAGGGCAGGAAGATTGTCGCCATCAAGGGCGACGACGGTCCTCGGCCGGTCCTGAAGGCGAGCACGACGCGGCGGCGCAACCGCTCGGCGACGCTCTACATCGTCGGCGTCGACCAGGTGAAGACCGACATCCTGGTCTCTTTGCCACTGGAACCCCACGAGCAGCAGTCGTTTCGCTTCGGCAACGTGCTGACAGAACAGTACTTCATCCAGCTCACCGCCGAGCGGCGCGAACTGAAATACGGGAAAGACGGGCGCCCCGAGATCATTTTCGCCCGCATTGGGAAGAGAAAAGCCGAGGCGCTGGACTGCACCGTTTATGGGATCGCGGCAAAACAACTTTGCCGCTTCGATTTTGACAGTCGCTACGAAGATCTGAAGGGCAAGCCGAACACTCGGCCGAGCCTGAAAGACAGCGTGAAGCGGCTCCACGGCTAGGATCATCATGGGCATGCTCGAACGTCTCAGCCGGCCTTTTCGGTCGAGCGCGGCCGTTCCGAAGCCGAAAGCGGCGTATTTTCAGAGCGAAAGGAGCCCGTTCCTCGTCGGCTGGAACCCGCAGTTGCGGGAACAGCAGCAGGACGTCCAGGCATCGTGGGAAAAAGCCGCGGCGCGGTCTATATCAGCGATTCAGAACTCCGGGTTTATGTCCGGCATCGTCGAGGTCTCATCTGGTGGAGTCGTCGGCTCCGGTTTGCGTATGGCAAGCCGCCCCGACGCGGATGTGCTCGGCTGGAAACCGGAATTTGCGACGAAATGGGCTCGCAACGTCGAGACCCGATTCCGCGCGTGGGCGAACAATCCGCGTGAATGTGACGCCCAAGGCCAGATGAACTTCAGCCAAATGCAGCAGGCGGCTTACGCCTCCTACATGGGGCATGGCGAGATCCTGGCGCTGATGCCGATGATACGCCGCGAAGGCAGTGCGTCATTGACCAAGGTGCTGATGACGCCGCCGACGCGGCTGGTCAACTGGACCGACTACACCGGCGGCATGATCCAAGGCGTCAAGGTCGACGCGTGGGGCCTACCGATCGGTTACCGGCTTCGCGAGCGTGAGAACCTGCTCGGCTGGCGCGAACGTGACATTCGCGCGCTCGACGCAGATGGCAGGCCGAATGTGTTGCACATCAAAGACCCGACGATCGCCAGCACCCGCGGCATCGGTCCGTTCGCGTCGGTATTGAAGGTTGTCCGCCAGGTCGACCAGTATTTCGACGCCAACCTAACCTCGGCGATGATTCAGACCATCTTCGCCGCGACGTTGAAGACCAACATCTCTGGCGTCGCCGCCTACGACGGGCTGTTTACCCAGCAAGATCGGGTGAACGGCGGCGCGGTCGACATGTCCGCCTCGGCATTCTCAAACATCAAAGGCGAATGGTACGACGGCGCCAGCATTGATCTGTCGCAGCACGGCCGCATCGCCCACCTGTTCCCGGGCGACGAACTCAATTTCACCGAGGCGAAGCAGCCTGGCCAGCAGCTCGACCATTTTCTCGGCTGGCTGCTGCGCGAGATCGCTCGAGGTGGCGGCGTCACCTACGAGAGTGCGACCGGCGACTATCGCGGGGCCACCTATTCGTCAGTCCGCATGGCTGGCGCCGTCGAATGGCTGACCGTCATGCGCCGACGCAACAACCTAATCGTGCCGTTCTGCAACATGGTGTTTCTGTGGTGGCTGGACGAGGAGATCGCCACGGGGCGCATCGAATTCCCGGGCGGGTATCACCGCTTCAAAGAGATGATGGCCTTCGCGGCACGCGCGACATGGACCGGGCCGGCCAGGCCGCAGGCCGACGATTTCAAGACCGCTCGCGCTTACCAGGTCCGCAAGGACATGCAGGCAACGACATTGTCGGAGATCGCTGAAGAATACGGGCGCGATTGGGACGACGACGCTCGCCAGCGCGCGGCCGAAAACGCGCTGCACGACGAGCTCAACCTGCCCAAGCCGTGGGCGGCGACCGATATCCTGCAGGTCAAGGGTGGTGAGGAAGCTGCGCTGGAAGAGGCGAAAAACGCTGGGGCGCCGCCTGATCAACCCAAAAAGGCGGGCGCCGCGGCTGAAGACGACCCGGATTCGTCGCTGGCCGCGGAACTCGACGACGATCTCGAAGCAAAACTGGACGAGGAATAGGCCGTGGCGATCGACTTCGACCTGATATTCGGCGTCGAGGAGTACGACCCGTGCATTGCGCTGGTCGCGCTTCGCCCCGCCTATATGAAAGCTTCGGTCGGTGGCCAAGTCACGGAAATCACCTTCCGTGACCGAACAGTGAAGTACAGCGCAGGCGACTTCGCGATGTTCGGTGCCCTGATTGCCCGGCTCGAGTCGGAATGCGCGGCCAAACGCGGTCGAGGACCGACCAGATTCGCCATCACCGGCGGCTATCGCCAGGACACCTGGCCTGGGCGGAGGATCAGATGAACATCGTCGAAGCCGCGATTTCGGCGCCATGGGCAATGCTGCCCGAGCGCGTCGAGGAACTTGTTGCCATTGCCTCGCGCGAAAACTCGACGACGCCGGAGGCCCTGGAAGCTTATCGATCTGCCCGGGCCGACAACGGAGAGAGGCTGAAGATCCGCGAAAATGTTGCGATCCTCGACGTCTCCGGTCCGCTGTTCAAGAAGGCGAACCTGTTCGTCGCGTTCTCTGGCGCAACGTCCTACGAGATCCTACGGCGTGATCTGCAAGCGGCACTCGACGACAAGACGGTTGACGCGATCATGATCAACGTCGACAGCCCAGGCGGCGAGGCCAATGGCTGCGACGAACTGGCCGCAGCCATCTTCGCCGCGCGGGCCAAGAAGCCGGTTACGGCTTATGTCAGCGGCATGGCAGCGAGCGGCGGTTACTGGATCGCGTCCGCAGCCGACAAAGTCGTGGTGAGCGACCTGGCCGTCCTCGGCTCGATCGGCGTCGTGCTCGGCATTACCGATCGCAAGAAGGCCGAAGAAAAAGCCGGTATCAGCAGGCTCGAGTTCGTCTCGTCGCAGTCGCCAGGCAAACGGCCGAACGTCGAGACCGATGAGGGCAAGGCTCGCATTCAGAAGATGGTCGACGACCTCGCGAGTGTTTTCGTCTCGGCTGTCTCAAAGCACCGCAACGTGACGCCCGACACCGTCATCAAGAAATTCGGCGGCGGAGGCGTTGAGGTCGGCGCCAATGCCGTCGCCCTGGGAATGGCCGATGAAGTCGGCCAGTTCGAAGCGGCGTTCGCCGCACTTTCCACCCGCGGCAAAAACCGCCGCTTTCAACGCTCCGGAGGATCCTTCATGAGCACCACCGAAACGGCTGACATTGCCAAGATTCAGGCGGAAGCCGCAGCCAAGGCCAAGTCAGACGAACGCACCCGCATCTCGGCAATCACCGGCACCGAGGCGGCCAAGGCGCATCCAAAGCTGGCAAAGTTGCTGGTCGACGCCGACCTCTCGTCCGAGACCGCGATTTCCTTCCTGAATGCCGCTGCCGAGGACACCAAGGCGGCTGTTGACGCCAAAACACCGGCGGTCGATCCCGCCAAGGCGGCCGCCGATGAAGCCGCCGCCAAGGCGAAGGCGTTCGAAAAGAAGAAGGCGGAGGCCGGAGCTCTCGGCCTCGGCACCCAGGACTCGACCGAGGCCAGCGCCACGGTCGCCGCCGGCTGGGGCAAGGCTGTCACCAACGCAAACCGCCGCGTGAACTGAAGCCCGTTCCACCCGGTCATCCCAACTTCCATAACGGAGTTTTCAAATGGTAACCGTGCTTACGGAAGGCCTCCATCCCGGTGAGGCCATCATGAGCGAGGCTCACTGGCACCGCTCGCGCGAGGCCGTGAAGATCGCGTTCTCGCAGACCATCGTCGCCAACAGTCTGATCGCAAAGAAGGCTGTTGTCGCCGATATCGTCGCCACTGCGGCGGCCGACGCGGGCAACACTGCCGGTGGAGGCGCGCTCACCCTCGCCAACCCGGCGGTCTCTTCGAAGGTGAAGGACGGCGTCTACAACGTCATCTGCACCGAACCCGCGACCAACGCCGGCACCTTCGAGGTGTTCGACCCCTCGGGCAAGTCGATCGGCAAGGCCACGGTTGGCGTCGCCTTCACCAAGGAGATCAAGTTCACGATCGCCGATGCGACGGACTTCGTGGCTGGCGACCGCTTCACCGTCACTGTGGCGGCCGACGGCGTCGACTATGAATGGGTTGCGTTCGACCCGACAGCCACCGACGGCGCCGAGATCCCCGGCGGCTACGCGATCTATCCGGCCACCACGCCGGCGGATGCTCGTATTGGCATCGCGGCGATCGTCCGTGAGGCCGAGCTGAACGGCAACTGCATCGCCTGGCCGGCCGGCATCACTGCTGGCCAGAAGGCGGACGCGACGCAGGAACTCGAGAAGCTTCAGATCATCCTCCGCAACTAGCGTTCCCGGCGGGTACGCCCGCCGGCTCTTAACCGCGGCGCCGCCGCATCGGTCCATCAGCCCTGCCATCCGCAGGGCTTTTTTGTGGGAAAAACACAATGTCTGTGCTCGATATCTTCGACCAAGACGCATTTTCGGTCACGACGATGTCCGATGCGATGCGTGAACTGAAATACGTGCCGAGCTTCATCAGCAGCCTCGGTCTCTTCCAGACGACCTCGATCGACACCCTCGACGTGGTCATCGAGAAGGACAAAGACCAGAACGTCTTCCTCGTGCCAGCCTCGCCTCGCGGCGCGCCCGGCAAGACGTTCGGCAGGAATCGCCGTGCCATGCGCAGGCTCGGCGTGCCTCACTTCCAGGTCGACGACGCCATCTACGCCGACGAGGTGCAGAGCGTGCGCGCGTTTGGCCAGGAAAGGGCCGTCGAGACCTTCCAAAACAAGATCGCCAATCGCGGCGCCGAGGTCCGCCAGTCCTTCGCACTGACCGAGGAATACCATCGCCTCAGCGTCATCACGAAGGGTCAACTCCTCGACGCCGACGGTTCTATCCTGTTCAACTACTACACCGAGATGGGTGAGGCGGTGGCAGCGGAGGTCGATTGGGACCTCGACAATGCCGCGCCTGCCGACGGCATCCTTCGCAAGAAGGCGACTGCCCTGACACGCTCGATGGGAACAACCCTGGACGGCCTTCCCTACTCCGGTGTCATGGCACTTTGCGGCGACGCGTTCTTCGACGATCTCATCGCGCACAAGGAAGTTCGCGATACCTACAAGAACATCGCCGAAGCGATCACGCTCCGCCAGGCCTACATCCAGAACAACAATGGCAGCGTCCAGCAGGGTGTCTGGGGTTCCTTCACCCTTTTCGACATCACCTGGGTCAACTACCGCGGCGGGCAGACGATCGGCATCGACACCAACGAAGCCAAGTTCGTTCCGCTCGGCGTTCCCGGCCTCTTCCGCTCGGTCTACGCTCCGGCCGATTATATCGAGACCGTCAACACCATGGGGCTCGAGATGTACGCCAAGCAGTGGCAGATGCCGAACGACAAGGGTGTCAACCTGGAATTCCAATCGAACGTCCTGCACTACTGCACCCGCCCGCGCGTGCTCATGCGCGCCCGCCGGACCTAAGTCGTCCTCCCAGATGACAACGCCGTTCGCGGATCTGGAAACGCTGGTTTCGGCCGAGGTCGACGCGCTCATGGGTGAGCCCACGCGCGTCGCTCGAAAGGTCGCAGGCCAGTATTTCTCCCGGTCCGCGGACGGAGGTCGCGCCGACATCGATGTCGTCGGCGTGGTCGACTACAACCCGATCATGGCCCGTCCGAAGGACCAGGGCCAATACGATGGATTTCAGCCCGGTCTGGCTGCCGACAAGATCCATGTCTCCTACACGGACTCGCGCTTCGCTACCCGCGACGCGTGGCCGGTTGACGGTGACGAGATCTGGCTGCTCGACCCGACGCGGTCGGGCGTGAAGCTGCGCGTTATCCGCACGGATCCGGACGAGCTCGGCCGCATCGTTTGCATCTGTGTGCCGGCATGAGCCTTATCAGTCTCGCCACGCGCATTATGCTGGCGCGGCTTCTCGCCGGCCGGACGTGGGCGCAGGACCAGATTTACGATCAGCCTCTCGACCCAATCACCGAGACCCTGCGCGCGGCCAATGCGAAACCAAGGCCGGTGATTGCCATCTACACCGGCGAGGCGAAAGGCAAGCCAGTTGGACTCGAGACGCAGGGCGGCTGCCAGATCGTCCGCACGAACATCTACGTGTATCTGCCGCCGTCGAAGATAGAACTGCCCGACTCGGTCACGTTCGAGATCGACAATGTCGGGGCCGGCTTGGCGCTCAACACGATCGGCCGGCAGATCGACGCGGCGATGCACTATGGCGTGCCGGCTTGGGTGAAGGTCTGGCGTCGGTTCGTGCTCAAGATCGACGACAAGGTGAGCCGCTTTGTGCTCGTCGAGATCCAGGGCGGGGTGAAGATCCCATGCATGGAGATCGTCTATGAACTTGATTGCGTCGCCGACGCCGACTTCGGCAGGCCGCTCTATGGTGCCTGGCTGGAAATGGACGCGCTGCTGCGCGCCGATGGCGCCGGCTCCGAAGGCGAGGTCCTGGCCGACCACATTAAAGGACTGGTCGAAGACCCGGCAGGACTGCACGACTACGAGCTGTTCCAGACGAATTTTGGCCTGACCGATGCGGCATTCGAGGCGACCGGCCTCGCGCCGCTGTCGGGTTCAGTGGACGAAGGCGATGGCAGCGTGCCGGACCTCGAGGACGTCGACGCGCCGCAGCAAGGCGAGATCGTTCCGCCTCAGCAGGTGCCATGAGCCTTCACCGCGTTCTGCGCTCCGTATTTGAGCGGCTGCAGGAACATGAACGGCGGCTGGCCGGCAGCCATTGGGTCGGGAAGGTCAATGATGTCGACGCCACGAACCATCTGGTGCGCCTAGTCCTCGGAAAGGATGATGACGGAGACAATGTGCTGTCGCCATGGGTTCCGGTCGGTCAAGTTGCCGGGGCGTTGAAGCTGCACAGCATGCCGTCGCTCGGTCAGGTGATGGTGATCCGGTCAGAGGCCGGTGATCTCGAGCAGGGCATGGCGGAACCTTATCACTGGACGGACGAGAATCCCTCGCCGTCGCAGGATGGTGGCGAGCACAAGCTCACGTTCGGGGACGTCACCATCACCCTGGTGTCCGGTGGCCTGAAGTTTCAGGTCGGCGACACGACGGTCGAGATATCGGGCTCGAAGCTCAGTGTCCAGGCAGACGAATTTGTCACGCACGGCTCGTCGATGAAGCACAATGACAAGGAAATCGGCGACACCCACAAGCACGGCGGCGTCGAATCTGGCGGTTCGGACACCGACGTGCCCGTATAGGAGGATCACATGAAAAAGGCCTATTATCCAACTGCTCTGGCCGGCAAAACGGTCGCCGGCGTTCCCAACCCGGGCGAAGGAATACCGATCGCGCTGACCGAGGCGCAGGCCGAGCACGCTCTCCGGCAGGGCTACCTCACCGAGGAAGCCCCCGCAAAGTCGGATGACGCCGCCAAGAAGGCGAAGAAAGCCTGACCGTGGCAGGCATCGACGCGACGAGCGGAGCCGTCCTCGACGGCTTCCCGCACGTCGAGCAGAGCCTCGGCAAGATCTTTACCACCTTTCAGGGCGAGCGCGCGATGCGCGAGTGGTTCGGCAACCCCGGGCTGCGCCTCTTGGGCGAGAATGCGACATCGCGGACCATCCTGCTTTGGTTCAACGTCCTGTGGATGCTGGTCGAGCTGTTCGAGCCCCGCTTCAAGGTCGTCCAATTCGTCGTCAACGACGTCAACCGGCTCGGCTACGGCGATTTCACCATCAACGGCAAGCACCTGCCGTATGGCCATCTCGATTGGGAGCAGGCCAGGCTCTTCGTCTCGATCGACGGCGGGACCGTCACCCTGAAACCTTCGATCTGAGGCTCATAGATGTCGCTCGACTTCTCGACGCTGTCCGCGCCAGCGATCATCGAGACGTTGGACTTCGAAGCAGTCGTCGATGCTCTGGTGGCCGACGTGATCGTGCGCTTCACCGCCGCCGGCGTCGACTACGACGTGGGCAACCTCGAAACCGATCCGGTGAAGATTATCCTCGAGGCTGCGGCCTATCGTGAGGTTCTGCTGCGCGCCCGCGTCAATGACGCGGCGCGGGCCAATCTGGTCGCCTTCGCGACCGGATCGGATCTCGATCACCTGGCCGGTTTCTACGATGTCATCCGGTTGACCGGCGAAACTGACGAGGCTTTGCGCTCGCGCGTTGTCCTGGCGATCCAGGGCCGGTCCCCGGCCGGTCCGGAAGAGCGCTACATGTTCGTTGCCCGATCGGCCGACGTGCGGGTCAAAGAGGTCCGGGTGTACCGGGTCGATGGCGGTCCGAACATACGGATCGCGTTGCTGTCGTCGGACAATGGTGGTGTTCCGGATGCCGCGATGCTGGCGGCCGTAACCTCGGCAGTGTCAGCGGCAGGCGTGCGCGTGGTCAGCGACGTGGTTGAGGTTCTAGCGGCCACTCAGGTCACATCCAACATTGCCGCGAAGGTTTGGCTGCTGCCCGACACGCCAATGGCTGTCTTTGACGGCCTCGAGGCAGCCTTGCGGGCGGCATGGTCTGCCGAGGGCGGCATCGGCTTCGATCTCAATTCTTCGTGGATCGCGTCGAAGCTGCACGCGGTCGGTGTCGCAAAGGTTGAGGTGACGGCTCCGGCAGCCTCCGTCGTCGTCGACGGAAACACTGCTATTGCCATCGGCACGGTCGCGCTCACATTCTCGGGTCGCCAACGTTGATGGCTGACCATCTGCTGCCAGGCAACGCGACCGCGCTCGAGCGGTCTGTCTCGGAATCGCTCGACCGTCTCAGCTATTTCGGACCGACGATCGACGCCGGCCGTGGCCTGAAGTACCAGCCGGTCCTGCCGGCAAGCTTCGCACCGTGGATCGTCGCGGAGTATGGGCTCGGCCCGATATCGTCGTATTTCAACGACGCCAACATGCTGATCGCTGCTGGCATTCCATGGCAGCGGATCCGCGGCACACCGCTTGCCGTCGCAACTGCCCTTGCCTGGCTGCAATATATCGACCTCGACATTGACGACCAGAAGGCGGCGCGACGGAACTGGAACCGCTACCAGATCGGAATGGGCCGGGTCCCCGACATTGAGTTGCCGGTCCTGCTCGACGCCGAATACCTGGCCGGCCTGTCGGATCCTGCCCGGTCGTTCTTCTTCAGAGGCTGGCACGGCTACGACTTTCGCACCCTTGAATGGGCGCAGGGTCGCTGGGGGGACGCCATCTGGGGCGACGACAGCGGTGCTCGAGTCGACGGCGGCTCGGTCAAATGGAGCCACGGCGAGGATGATGCCGGCTCTATCGTAGCCGGCCAACCGCAACGGATTACGCTCGGCGTCGACGTGCATGAGGGCGACGAGCTCGAATGGGGCGACTTCCCTTGGGATGCCCCTGGCATTTCGTGGGACGGAGTCGAGGACGTTGCCGCGTTCAAGGCGTTCCTGATGCTGCGGCTGCCGGTCTATGTCGGCTTTTACAACAGCGGCGGCGAGGCGATCGGCTACCGCCGACCACTTTCGTTCCAGGACGTCACGAGTATCGACGCCGTCGGCGAGACGATCACGTTGCAGGTCGAGTGCCGGACCGGTTTCGGCGATGGCGAAGGCCAGACGGCGGCAACTTGCGCCCTCGTCTTCCGCGCCGGCAACGCCGACGCGGCGAAGCCAGGCAAGCTTTGGCTGGCACCGGACGAGATCGTTTTCGACGATGGCTTCTACGCGGCCGACATGAAGATCGGCTCGGTGCCGCTCGACTTTACCTTCCGCCGCACCGTGCGGCAGCACGTAACGCTCACATTGGAAATCTGAACCCATGGCGCTTGACGACTATCGTCCGTTCGAGGCCTTCCCGGACATCTATGACCGTTCGCGCGCTTCGGCGCTGCGCGAGCGCGTCTACATCCGCGAAGGCAAGTTCGCGCAAGGGGCTGAGATCAACGAAGCGTTCTCGATCGAGGGGCGCAAGCGGACCAATATCGGCAACCTCATCGCCAGAGATGGCGACCGCGTCAGCGGCTCCGACATCATCGTCGACGTCGACGCTACTACCGTCACTCTCGCCGCCGGCCAGATTTACATTCGCGGCGACGTCCGCTCGGTCCCTGCCGCGGTTCTCACTGCCGTTGCGATGACCGGTGATGTCGTCATCGGCGTGAGAGCGCTGTCGACCGTCGTCACCCACGAAGAGGATCCGACGCTTCTCGGCCTACAGGAAGGCACGGCATCGTTCGAAGAGGATGGTGCCGTTCGCGAGGTGCTGTCGCTGTCATGGGGCTGGGACGGCGACGGCGAGGATGGCGACCTCTACAGGGTCTACCAGCTTCGCGACGGCTTTGTCGTCGACCAGGTCGCCCCGCCCAGCCTGTCCGGCTTCAATCAGGCGATCGCTGTCTACGACTATGATGCCCATGAGAACTACATCGCACGCGGCTGCCGGGTGACGCCGCTCGGGCTCACCACTGGCAAGCAGTGGTTCTCGATCGAGGAAGGCACCGCCAACATCCTCGGCTACAAGCGCACCCGCAATACGGCGACTCGCTATGGCGAGCTAGAGGCGCCCGACGTGCTCAACATCGCGTCCGAGCCGCACACCTTCGCCGATGCAGGCAGTGGCACCGCCGTCATCGCGCTCAACCGGACGCCGATCAATTCGGTGTCGACCGTGATCGTCGAGAAGGAAACGACCGAAACGGTTCTTCGCGGAGCCGTGGCCGGAACAACCGATCTTCTCGGCCACGCCGGCGTCACCTCGATATCCCTGGTCGAACAAGGGGCGACCACATATGCGGTGACGACCGACTATCTCCGGACCGGAGATCGTGTCGATTGGGCGCCTGGCGGCGCCGAGCCGGCCGGCGGGTCGTCTTACGACGTGACCTATCGCTACCTCGAAGCCGTCGTTCCGGATGCTGTCAGCGCGTCTGGCGTGACGATTTCCGGCGGTGTAACCGGCGGGGCCATCTTCGTGACCTACAGTTACAAGCTGCCGCGCTTCGACCGCATCTGCCTCGACCGCAACGGCCTGGTCGTCTACCTCAAGGGCGTCGCCGCGATCGAGCAGCCGCAGCCACCGGCGACGCCGGCGACACTGCTGTCGCTTTGCGTGGTCGAGAATGATTGGTTCGGCACGCCCATCGTGCTCAACAACGGCATCCGCGCCTATCCGTTCTCGACCATCGATCGCATGTACAATCGCCTGGTCGACGCGCTCGACCTGATCGCGCTCGATCGCCTGCAACTCGACATCTCGTCGCGCGAGCCGGTCGCCAAGAAGGGCGTCTTTGTCGACCCGTTCAACGACGATCGCTATCGTGACGCTGGCGAAGCACAGAACGGCGCCGTCTTCAGCGGCTCGTTCCAGATCCCGATCATGCCGACCTTCGAGGAGATATCGCTCGCCGGCGCGCAATATCTCAACTTCACCGAGGAGCTCGTCGTCGCACAGGAAGCCGTGACCGGCTGCACCAAGATCAATCCCTACCAGGCCTTCGCGCCCCTGCCGGCGAAGATGACGATCACGCCATCGCAGGATTTCTGGACCGAGACGCATACCGACTGGCTGTCGCCGGAAACGCAGGTCTTCGGCCAGGGCAACCGCAGTCGGGTCACCACGACCGAGATCATCTCGTCTACGCGCGAAGTGACGGCCCGCTTCCTGCGGCAGATATCGGTAGCCTTCGTCATCGACGGCTTCGGTGCCGGCGAGACGCTGGCCAGCCTCACCTTCGACCATCTGGACGTGACGCCAGCAGGCCCGCTGGTCGGCGATGCCAATGGACGTGTCACCGGGACCTTTACCATTCCGGCCAATGTTGCGTCCGGCACCAAAGATGTATCGGCAGTCGGCGGCGGCGACTCGACGGCGCAGTCGCAGTTCACCGGACAAGGTCGGATCGAACTGATCACGAACCAGCAATTGACTACGGTCCAGCGCTTTCAGGAAGCTCCGGCTCGAGGTGGGCAGAGGCAGGATAGCGACGGCGGTCCCGGTGGTCGCGGCAACACCGACCCGGTGGCGCAGTCTTTCCAGTTTACGGAAGGCCGCCACATCGCTTCGATTGATGTGAAATTCTGCGCCATTGGCGACGTCAACCAGCCGGTGCTGTGCGAGATCGTGGCGATGGACAATGGCTATCCGACCACGGATGTCATTGCCCAGACCGAAACCGACATGCATTCGGCGCTGATCGGCACCTGGCACAAGTTCACCTTCGACCCGCCTGTCTTCGTGCCGCAGGGGCAGGAAACCGCCTTCGTGCTGAAGACCAACGATCCCGACCATTCGGTCTCGCTGGCGGCGCGCGGCGGCTTCGATGCTGCCCGGCAGGAATTCATCGGCGCCCAGCCTTATACGGTCGGCGTCCGCTTCTCCTCGTCGAACGCGTCGACCTGGACCGCGCATCAGGACGAGGATCTGACGTTCCGCATCAACGGCGCCAAGTTCTCGCCAGTCTCGAAGACGGTCGCGCTCGGCACGATCGCCGCCTTCGACCTGTCCGACTTCATCGCCGAGGCGCAGGTCTTCCTGCCCACCGGCGACACGCGGCTGCTGTTCGAGATCGAGCCGGAAGGCGAGCAGCCGGTCCGGGTGGAACCCGGCCAGGTATGGGAGCGGCAGAGCTTCTTTTCCGGCAATGTCGCGCTGCGCGCCGTCCTGACCGGCACCGAGAAGGTGTCGCCGATCATGGGGCGCGACGTGCTCGCCATCCTCGGCACCATGCAGGCGTCAGGCGTCTATGTCAGCCGCGCCTTCGCCATGGGCACGGCAGTCAGGCTCGATGCGGTGATGAAGACCAAACTGCCGGTCGGCTCGACGCTCGTCGTTGAGAACGACGCGGCGGACGACGTGTTCCAGGTCCTGCCGCAGGTCTCAGCCGAGGCACTTGCCGACGGCTCACTCGAAAGGACGTTCTCGGATGCAAGCTACACCGCAGTCCAGGGCCGCATTCGCTTGACGCTGACCGGCACGCCGGCGGCGCGGCCATCGGTCAATGACCTGCGCGCGTTCTCGATCTGAGGCTGAGCGAATGGCAACAACCCCAAATCGCAACTATCAGCTGCCGATCAGGGCGGACCTGAAGGCGTCCTACGACCAGATCGTCTCGGCTCTCGGCGCCATCGACGTTGACGTCGCGGCGGCGTTTGCCGCACTGGCGTTACGGGCGACGCTCAACAGCCCGGCTTTCACCGGGGCGCCGACGGCGCCGACGCAGGACCCCGGGAACAACAGCTCGCGGCTTGCCACCACGGCCTTTGTCGCCGCTGCCGTGCTTTCGTTCTCGCCTTCCATCGTCAACGCATCGAGCCTTGTCGGCACCATCGACGATGCCCGGCTGTCGTTTCAGGTGTCGTCCTACATTCGCGCGCTGCTGCTCAATAATTCGGCTGCGGCGGCGCGGACCACGCTCGACGTCTTCTCCAAGGCGGAGGTCACCACGGCGATCGCCGCCCTGGTCGATGCCGCGCCGGGCACGCTCGACACGCTGAACGAATTGGCGGCGGCGCTCGGCGACGACCCGAACTTCGCAACCTCCATGATGACGCTGCTCGCCGGCAAGGCGACGAAGGCGGACGGGACGCAAGCGCTGGCACGCGCCCTCGTCGATACCGCCCAGCGGACCTGGCGCGCCACCGACCTGAAGGATGCAGCCATAGCCGCCGGTGGCGGCGCCGCAGATGCCGTGCTTGAGGACAGGAAGCTTTCGGGCGTCGCTGGTGGCAATTTTGTCTCAGGTGCATTTCGAACACGAACCTTGAACACCAAGGCTTACGACCCCGCAGCCATCATTACTTTGGCCGGCGACGAATTCACGCCTTCGGTAAATTGCCGGGTGCGATGGCGCGCGCCGGCTTGTGCGGTGGCGGCTCACGTTACCCGACTCTTCAATGTCGCGGACGGTGTTACCGTGGCTTCCGGCTCCGGTGCGGAGGCCGACAGTGGCCCCAACGCCCAGACCGACTCGGTCGGGTGGGGAACGGCTGTCGCCGGCAAGGCGTACCGCGTCGAACATTGGGCCACGAACACCCGCAACACGTTTGGGTTTGGTGTGGCGGTGGGTTCCGGCGAGTCCGAGCTCTATACCAGCGTCGAGATTTGGAGGACGGCATGAGGGTCATTTTCTCGAATGTCGAGCCTATCAAAGTCGGTTTCGCCATCACGATCGAGGTCGGCTTCGGTCAAGCGTTCTGGGACACGGAGCAGTTGGAAACAGGGCGCATTCGGGCCGGTTTCGCCCAAGGCGGTGCAACTTTTTGGGTCGCCGATACACTTGACGGCACGCTCGTAAGGCCGGGCAATCGAAAATTTGAAATCGTCCTCCCCGCATCTGCGACGGCGCTAATGCAGCCGAAGCCGGTGACGTTCGACTTCGTTAGGGGGGTGGGCGTGGATGCCCGCGCCATCCCCGGAAAATTCCATTGGCCAGTTGATATCCAGGTGACTCCAAATGCCTAACGCGATTTACGAAAACGGCGACAGCGGCGTCGAGGTCGACCCGACCGCTGCCTCCGGCCTTCGGGGCTACAATGGCTGGTCGATGGTGACGGCACTGATCGCCGATGGCGAACGTCGGGTCAGGCAGTTGGTCGACTGGACGGGCGGCGAAGGTACTAAGCCGGACGTCGGGGGCTATCTGGGTCCGCTGGGGCTGGTCACGGACATCGCCGATGCGACCGACGACCGTGGCACCAAGGGTGATAAAGGTGATGACGGTGACCAAGGTGACACCGGAGCAGACGGCAAAAGTGCATACCAGATCGCGGTTGACAATGGCTTCGTCGGCACGGAAGCGGAGTGGCTCGATGCTTATGTGAACGAGACGGCGGAAGCCGCAACTGCGAGTGCGATCGCGGCCCGCGATACGGCCGATGCCAAGGCGATCCTGACGGCCAACGATGTGGTCACGACTTCAGCTGCTGCCCTTGCGGCCCAGGACGCCCGCGACGCTTCTCTCAATTTCCGGGGCTACTTCGCTTCGACTGCGGCTGCGCTCGGCAACGGCATCATCGCCGCCGGCCCTATCACGGGCGGCTCCGGTGGCACCAACGGCACCTTCACCGGCTCGTTTACGGGCGGCACCGGTTCGGGTGGCGCCTTCCGGTTTGTGGTGTCTGGCGGCGCTCTGACGGCGATCTATGATCTCGCCAAAGGTTCATACACCGTCGCACCAACCCGCGTCTTCACCGCTTCAGCCGGCCTGACTGGCGCGTCTGCGAGCGCGGTGCTTGGCCCAAACACCGTCGATGGCGACACCTTCGCTGTGAAGTCCGCTGTAGCTGGCGAAGGCTTCATCTTCTACAGGAACGTGGCGGGTGTTGCGACCGAGATTGGCCGCTCTATCGATGCTGCGAAACTCGACATCAACTACCTCGATTTGACTCGCAAGAAGTATCTCAACCTGCTGCCGTCCTATGCGCTTGCCGACCAGGCGCATGCAATTAACGCGCTTTTCCCAATAACTGCAGTGCCCGTGGCAGCGGCCGATGCGATCTACAGCCAGCTTGGCGTTGTGTTGGAGGCACCTCCGACGAGCACCTATGGCCCGCATACGCTCGATACCGTGGCCTCACTTGTCGGGAAATGGGTGACAGTCGGCCACATTTTGCGCGATCCAGGTGGTGTTTTCCAAGTCAACACGCTCAACACGCGCACCTCCGACAATGCGGCAAGCAGCGTTGGCACCGCCAATCAAATATGCACATCGCGCGGGTCGGTTCAGCTCGATGCGACACATCGTTTCGATTGGGGCCAAGTCATCATGCCGGCGGGCGTCGACGGCAAGTTCCTGCGTCTGTCGGACGGGAGTTCGACAGTCGGCCGTGCTGCCTATGCAGCCGCGCCACTGATCCTCATTACAGACACGCAGCCATCCATCAATGAAATCCGGTCGTTTCTCGGCCTGGCTGCGCGCAATGCCGAGCTTCTTGATGCAGTGGCGGGCGACTCTCCGCTGCTGGATCAGATTGGTGCCAAGATTATCGCCGACCTGAACTACACCGCCACGCTTGGTGCGGCGCCCGTGGTATCAACGAACAAGGAAATAACCGATCGTGTCCCGAACGGACAGGCCATAAAATTTCCTATCAGTGCATCACTGGCCGGGACCTCGAATGTCAAGTTCGACTTCGGAGCCGGGCGCCAGAATGAGTACGTTCACGCCTCATTTTTCCTCTATGCGCCAACCGGCAATTTCGGGCCATATCAGAGCACGAGCAACCCGACAGCTTTCTTCCTCAACTCTGGCGTGGCTGTTGCCGTCACCGCCCTGACAGACACGTGGCGCGTTACCCAGCTCAGCAGCAAGCTGCGGCGCTACGACTTCCGAGGCCAGTTCCGCAGCGCATGGGCTCAATACGGGCTTCAGATCACGCTGACCAACACCGCCGGCAGTGGTGTCGAATTCTATACGTTCGGCTTCAAAGCTGCTTCCGCAGTCGATCGCTTCGTGGGACAGCAACTGCAGCCGATAGCCTGGGTTCCGAAAAATGCTCCCGCGCGCGGTTTCAACGTCGGGTCGATCGTAGCCGCAACGGATACAGTCTGGAAAAACAAGACCATCATTTGGATGGGAACGAGCATCCCTGAGGGCGGCGGCTACCCTGCCAACGTCGCTTCCAAGCTCGGGGCGACTGTCGTCAACATTGCTTTTGGCGGAGGATCGATCAGGGCGTTCAACGAGAACAACACGCCGTACTCTCAAAGCAACCTCATATACAAATTCTCGTTGGAACTGGCCGACGTGAATGCGCTCTATCAAGCGAATCTCGGGTTGGAGGTTTCAGCCGCCAATTATGCGACGCTGCAGCCAGGCAGTGGCTTTGTCCTGCTTCAATCTCACATTGATGCGTTGGTCTCGAAAAACTATGAAGCCCGCCTCGTGCCCAATATGGCTGCTGGCGACCTGTTCGTGTTCGACTACGGCATCAACGACCGAGTTGGCCAGACGACGTTTCCGTTCCAAAGCCCGGCTGCCGCCGGCTATGACCGTCGCTATTTCGCGGGGGCCTCGAACTTCATATACAAGAAGATCCACGATGCCCGAAAGCTGCTGGGCAAGCAGACGCGTACCGTCTTCATTACCCACCACAGCCGAAACGCGACCAGCGTCAATTCGACTGACGTCGTCGATGCACAGATCGCCCTTGCAAAGTATTGGGGAAGCCCGCTCATCAACCTCGCGGACAATCTCGGCATCAATGATCTAAACCTAACGGACTACGTGCCCGACGGGCTGCACTTCCTGCCCAACACAGAGACCGAGAAACGATACACGCATCAGATCACCGAAGCGCTCAAACAGATTTTCCCATAGTATCGAACAGCGAACCGACCCGCCTAACTTCTGACAAGCTATCCTCAAGGAAGAATTGAACATTCAAGTTGTTGAACGGAGGCTCTGCAAATCGCACGCAGAAAATGATGCTGAACTCCGCCTGTCCGGAAACAATAACTTCGTGGACCTTGAATTCTTTCTTCATCTCGGTGAACAGCGGCGGTGCCGTGTTGGTGCTACCCATAAACGCCGCACCACCACTTCCAAAACCTATGCCGCCGGCCCCACCTCCAGACATCACTAGCTTGATGTGCTTTCGGAATATGTCGGCTTCGTGAAGAAGGTAAAGAATGCCGGAGTTGCCGGGCTGGTAGGGCTGCACGCTCGCGATAACGCCCTGATCGATTCCAGAAAGCTTTTTGATCTTGTTTCGACCGTCTTTGGCGAATTCAGCCGCGTTCTCTTTTACAGGAAAGTATACGCCCTTTGTGTCCTGTCCATTTCGTGCGGCGAGAACACAGGCGAGAGCGTCGAGGCAAGCGCGGATTTCGTTTGCGATCATTCCCGCACGGCACCGAAGCGCAATCGGAATCGGCTTAACCATGGTGGCGTAGATATGCTTGACGGGACTTGGACTGGACGGAAAATCGGCCATCCGGGATTTGAAGCCGTGATTGGCGTAAGCCATGACCTCCCGGGCAAAACGCTCGATCTCAAGTCCGCAAAAATCGAGGCGCTCATGGATTTCGGTCAAGTCTAAAGAGCTACCACGCATTGTTTTCCATCGCGGCGTCGTATTCTTCCTGGTTCAATGGACGGGTTTCCCACCGCCCGCTCGGAAGTTTGCGACGTTTCGTTCCCGGAGAGCCGTCATGCCATTGATAGATGTCTTTAGAACGAAATATAAGCGCTAGCTTAACCAGCCAACTTCTCATCGTTTATACTCCCAAGCCCAAGCGCATCATTAGGCATTGGTCATCTAAAGATCAAGAACCTTGCCACTGCCGAACAATGGCAAAGCCAGCCAGTTAAAGGCCACCATCAAGCCCGCCATTCGGCGGGCTTTTCTTTTGCAACACGGGAGACAGCCGAAATGGCATCCGAACTCATCGTAGGCGTGAAGCATCTTCGCGACGGCATTGAAGCGCAGGCGGTGCTCGGCGCCGACATGAGCGTCATCGGCATCATCGGCACCGCGCCGGCGGCTGACGCCGCCGCCTTCCCGCTTGATACCGCCGTCGTCCTCTACACAAACGACACGGCTCTGCGTGCGCTGCTCGGCACCACGGGCACCCTTGTCGACGCCCTCGCCGGCATCTCCGCCCAGCTCGGCGGCGGCGTCGGCGCCGCCCGTTGCGTGATCGTACGTGTCACGGACAACGCCTCGGCCGCCACCGTGATCGCCAGCATGCTCGGCAGCGAAGCCAATGGCACCGGCGTCTGGGCGTTCCTAGACGCGCCGGAAGAGCTCGGCGTCACCCCTCGCCTGCTGATCGCGCCTGGCTACACCTCGCAGACCGTCAGCGGACTGGTCTTCGGGGCAATCACCGCACCGGGCTCGCTCGGCACCAACGGCACCTTCGCGCTCGCCTTCACCGGCGGCACGGGCTCGGGTGCGGCCGGCACCTTCACGGTCGCCGGTGGTGCCTTGACGGCGGTGGCGATCACCAACCCCGGCAGCTATACGGTGGCGCCAACGCTGTCCTTCGCCGCTTCCGCCAACCTGGTCGGCGCCACGGCGACGATCACGCTCGAGCAGCTTGCGAATGCTGTCGTCGCCATCATGCCGACGATTTGTGAGCGACTGAAGGCCATGTTCCTGCCGGAAGGCCCGACCAACACGCGCGCCGCGGCGGTCGACTGGCTGGAAACCATCCCGCGCACGCAACGGATTCTTCACCCGTTGCGCCAGGACGCGAAGATCCTCGACGGCAGCGGCAATGTCGTGACCAAGCCCCTGTCGCCCTACATCGTCGGCCTCTACGTCCGCCGCGATGCGCAGAGCGACGGCGTGCCTGGTCATTCGGTCGCCAACCAGCAGGTGTTCGGCATCGTCGGGGTCACCCCGATCATCCCGTTCTCCATCACGGACCCTGCCGTGGTCGGCCAGGACGACCTCGCCATCTCGTTCGGCATCATGTTCCGCGGCGACACCGGCGTCGACGGCGCGCTGACCGACGGGGGCTTCACCTTCTGGGGCACCGACACGCTCAGCCAGGAATCGGAATGGCTGTTCGCGAACGTCTGTCGAATGCGCGACTACATCGAACTGATGCAGGTTCGTGCCGTCCGCACCTATCTCGGCCGCTACAATCTAACGGCCCAGACGGTGCAGGCGATCATCAACACGCTGGACACCCAGCTGCGCGGCTTCAAGGCCAACGGTGACATCCTCGACTACCGCATCGAGTTCGACCCGGACGTCAACACGCCGTCCGAACTCCGCCTTGGCAACATCGACCTGACCTTCAAGGCCGAGGAGCCGCCGGTGCTGCGCAAGATCACCATCCGGTCGCGGCGCTATGCCGAGGCGCTGGACGGTCTCGTCCGCAGCATTTCCATCCAGCTCGGCAACCAGGAAGTCGCGTAAGCGGCTTCCTCCAATAGACCGGAGACACTTTCATGCCCAACACACTCTTCAACCTGGACTCGGCCAACCTGTTCATCGGCGACGATGACCCGACCGAGTCGCAGTTCCTCGCCCTGAAGACCGTCAAGATCCCGGGGATGGAGGAGCAGACCAAGGATCACATGGGCGGCGGTGCCGTCGCGTCGATCAAGCTCGGCATGCGATCCTTCACGATCGCGCCCCTCGCCTTCTCGCTTGAGGGCTACAACCCGACCGTCATGCCGCGGTTCATGCCGGCCGGCGCCGCGCGCATCAAGTACACCATTCGCGGCAACATCCGAGACATCCGAACCCACGAAGACATCCCACTCAAGGCTATCGTCGAGGGCCGGATGACCAAGGCGGAAATCTCGGAATTCAAGAAGGACGATGGGATCTCGAGCGACTACGAGATCAACGAGATCCTGTTCTACCACCTCTATTTCGGGGCGGCCGAGAAGATCTACTTCGACTATTTCGCGGGGCCGAACGGGCTGCGCATCGACGCCGTGTCGACGCTGCAGGCCGTCTCCCGCAATCTCGGCCTTTCGTAAGGGTGACGCATGGCTGACGAGGTAAAGGTCGCTCGGGTCATAGGCGCCGCCGAGCGGGAGAAAATGGTGCCCCTCGAATTCCCGGTCGAGTTCGAGGACAAGACGTGGACGGAAGTGAAGATCCGGCGCGTCAGCGGCAAAGAGGTGGAGCAGTATATGGACGCGCTCGGCCGCGGCGAGCGCCCCATCCCGCCGATGTTCGACTTCCCGCTCGAGGTATACGAGGCGATGGACGACGACGACCGCTTTGCGATCGACGAGGCCGTCATCCCTTTCTTACCCCGCCGTTTGAAGGCGGCGGCCGAGCAAAACCCTCTCGCTGCCGGTCTTACGTCGGACTCGTAGCGCACACCTTCAACACCCCTCTCCCGCAGGTGCTCGACATGGAGTGGCTGCGGATCCTGCAATTCTACTGCGACGCACTGAACCTCGAACGCGAGAAGGCCGAATTCCAGGCCAAGATCGCGGGCGCGAAAATCCGTTGAGGCATTGATGGCACGCACACTCGTCGGCCGGCTGCAGCTCATCGTCCAGGCGATGGGTCTCGGCGAGGCCAAGAAGGTCGAGGGCGCCATGTCCTCGATCGAGAGGGCGGCCAAGCGCCTGTCGTCTGCCCAATGGGGGCAGAACTTCCAGCGGCAGCTCGAAAAAATGGCGCTGGGCGCCCGAGAGATCGATGTCGTTCGCCGGTCGTGGGACAATCTGCAGAAGGATATCGCCGGTCGTGGCCTGACCGCCGCGCTGAAGAAGTCCGAGATCTCGGCCTGGAAGTCGGCGACGCTCGGCCATTTCGCCCAGGTCCGCGCCGGCATGCGGGAGACCGAGCGCGAGGCCAACCGGATCAGCCGCGGCATCCAGAAGGCCCTGCGGCCCGCCTACGTGATGCTCGGCGGCTATACCGGCGTCTATATGACAGGCGTGCTCGGCCGTGAGGCGATCGGCGCCTCGGCGGAGCGCCAGCGGGAGTATTTCCGCCAGCGCATGGCGGGCATCCCGCAGGGCGAGCAGGACACGATGTTCCATCGCTCGCAGCAGCTTTCGCAGAAGTATCCATCGGTCAACATCACCGACATCATGGAAATGGCGCGGACGGCGCGCAACACCATGGGCTCCACCGAACGCGGCATGGAAGTGCTTGACCGCATGGTGCAGGGGTTCGTCACCCTGCAATCCGCTAAGGGCATCGAGGCTGCCACGACCAGTCTTATGGGCTTGATGAAGGGCCTCGACAATCTGGGCACGAACGCAGCCGGCGCTGAAGGCGTCAAGAACGTCAACACGCTGATCGACGCCTTCGTGAAGGCATCGCAGATCGAAGGCAACGATTTCGATGTCGGCTCGATGTGGTCTTTCGCCAGGCGTTCGCGCATTGCCGGTCCCGGCCTAAGCCCTGAATTCCTTGCCACAGTCGCTCCGGCGATGATCCAGGACATGGGCGCCGACGGCGCCGGCACCGCGCTCGCCATGGCCTACAAGTCGTTCGTAATCGGCGCCGGCGACAATGCCAGCAAGCCGAACCTTGCCGAGCAGCGGCGGATGGGACTACGCACCGGCGAGGGCAAGGGCAACCTGGTCGACTCCGATCTGTTCGGCACCAATCCCTACGCGTGGGTGAAAAAGTACCTTGTGCCCGCTCTGAAGCAAGACGGTGTCGACATCAACAACGATACGGCCGTTGCCAAGGCGGTCTCTGGGCTCTCGCGCAATTCGAGCGCCACCGGGCTGCTTACACGCCTCATCACCCAGATGCCGCAGATTGAGCGCCTGGTCGGCCTCTACAATCGCGGCATGGGCACGGATGCGGCCGATAGCGCGAAGGACCAGGACCCGTTCGTCGCCTATCGCGGCTTCCAGGAATCGCTGCGGAACCTGTCTGCCTCCGTCGGTGAAACCGTTATGCCGGTGATCGTGCCGGCGCTCAACTCGCTGGCCGGCACCATCAATTCCTTCGCAGAGATGGTCGGCAAGGGCGACCCTCGCGTGCTGGGCGGCATGGGCGTGTTGGGTGCCGGCGTGGCCGCCTATGGCACATGGAAGGTCGCGGCGGGCATCTACGGTCTGATCACCGCCGGTGCTGCCCTCAACAGCGCAGCGGCGGCCTTGACGGCAGCGGCGGTCGCCCAGGGCGGCGGTGGTGTGGTTGGTGGTGCAGCTGCAGGTGCCGCCGGCAAGAGAGGCATTGGTGCCATGCTGATGAACCCTTGGGCGTTAGGCGCTCTAGTGGGTGGCGCGGCCGTCTGGAAATTTATCCGCGACACGTCGGCGTCCAATGCGAGGGACAATCGCTTGCCGCCACCGAAGGTCTATTCGCAGGGCGCCACGCAGGACCGCGACAACTATCACCGGATGTTCGACGGCGTTCCCTTCGAGGGCGGGTGGCATCGCGTCGGCCGGGGCGCTGCGCCGCCGCCTGGCGTCGCTGAAGCCAAACAGGCCGGTGCTGAAATGAAGGATGCGCTCTCCGTCACCGCGACGCCAACCGTCGATCAGTCCTCCATTCAGGCTGCGCTTGCAGCTGCCAGGCAGCTGGTAGCCACCCTGACGCAAGCCGCAACGGCCGCCGCTAACGCCCACTCGGCCGTCGACGCGCAGATCCGCCGTGCTCACTCCGATTTCGGAGTTGTGCCATGACCGCCTTGATGTCGCTTGGTCCGGTCGTGTTCGACCTGGTCACCAACTTGACCGAGACCGAGAGCAAGACGGCATCGTCATTCGCCAAGCATGAGGTCGTCGGGGTCGCGCCGGTCTACGAATCGATGGGCGACGACGAGAGCACGTTCACGCTCACGGGGGTCATCCATCCCGAGCACTTCGGTGGGCTCGGCACACTGGCGACCCTCGAGGCGGCCCGGGCGGCTTCGATCCCGTTGCCGCTCATGCGCGGCGACTTCACGCCGCTGGGCTGGGTGCTGATCCAGGGCATCACCAACCAGAGCGGCTACCTCGATCACAAGGGTGTCGGCCGCGAGGTCCAGTTCACGGTCGAGCTCATTCGTGTCGGCTCGCCCGGGATCGGCATGGCATCGTCTATCCTGAGGCTCTTCCAGTGACCGAGAAGTTCATCGCAGAGACAATCAAGTCCGAGCACATGACGCTGTCGCAGGTCATCTGGCGCCTGCTGCGCCGGCAGCCTGTCGGCTACCTCGAGCGCGTGCTGGCCTTCAACCAGGATCTCTCCCTCCAATCCCCTTTCCTGACCGTCGGCAGCATCGTCAAGCTGCCCGTGGAAGAGATCAGCGACCAGGCGAAAAAGAGCGACGTGATCAGGCTATGGGACTGACCGGTGAACTTCTTCATCCAGGGCAACTACAAGGTGACAATCGCCGGCCAGGACGTCACAAGCCGCTTCCGACCGCTGCTGAAAAGCGTCGAGATCCAGCGATCGGCTGGCGAGGCCTCCGATTCCTGCAGCATGGTTCTGGCCGACAAGGATGGCCTTGTGCTGTTGCCGCGGGAGCGCGCCACGGTCACCGTCGAGATCAACGGCAATTGGGCGTTCGAAGGCTTCGTTTCCGACGCCAACAGCACCGGCAGCAAAGGCTCCGGGCGTGAGATCAAAGTCACGGCCAGCTCGATCGACCATGGCGGCAAGGCCAAGCAGCCGTCGTTGCGGCACAAAGATCATGCAACGCTGCAAAGCGTCGCGTCGGAATGGGGCGAGAAGGCCGGCATCCAGATGCAGGTCCTCGGCTCGCTCGCGTCGGTCGAGCGCGACTACTGGATCCAGCAGAACGAAAGCTTCGTCTCGTGGGGCCAGCGCATCGCGCGCGAGGTCGGCGGGACGCTGAAGATCATCGGGTCGCGAGGCTTCCTGTCCCCGCGCAATGAGGGCATCTCGTCCTCTGGCCGGCCGCTGACGCCGATCGCCGCTCGGTGGGGCGATAACCTGCTGGAATGGGACATCTCCCCGATCATCAGCCGGCCTAAGTTCAATAAGGTCGCCCTCTCCTACTTCGACCGGGCCAAAGGCCAGCGCGTCGAGGTGGAGGTCGACACCGGGATTGCCGATGTCGACAGCAAGCTCCGCGCACTGGTCACTGTCGCCAACGAGGCCCAGGCCAAGAAGAAGGGCGAGGCGCACGGCAAGGAATCGGACCGCGAGAAGGGTGGCGGCAACGTCACTATCATCGGCAATGCCGTCGCCGAACCCGAAGCAATCTGCACGGTCTCAGGCGCCCGCCCGGGGATCGACGGCTCCTACCAGATTGATACCGTCGGCCACTCGATTTCGAAGGGCGCCGGCTTCACGACTTCGCTCGGGCTGAAGCAGCCCAAGGGCGGCGCTGGCACGGACAGCCGGTAACTCACAACAATAGGAGAACTGCCATGATGCCGGATCCCCTCTGGCTGCAGAAGGCGCGCGCCTATGTCGGGCAGCGCGAAATCCACGGCCCGCACCACAACCCGAACATCCTCGACTGGTTCAAGGATGTCGGCACCGGCATCAGGGACGATGAGACGCCTTGGTGCGGTGCGTTCGTTGGCGGCATGCTCGCCGAAGCGGGCATCAAGCCGGTCGCTGGCGGCGCGTCTTCGCAAGCCTGGCTGCACCTTCCCGTCAAACTCGATAGGCCCGCCCTCGGCTGCATTGTCATTTTCTGGCGCAATTCACCGAGCAGCGGCCTCGGCCATGTCGGTTTCGTCGTCGGCAAGGATCAGCACGGCAACATCATGGTGCTGGGCGGCAACCAGGGCGACATGGTGTCGATCAAACCGTTCGCCCTCTCCGGCCCGAATGCACGCATCAAGGGCTTCCGCTGGCCAGGCACGGCGCCGCTGGCCGAGCGCTACAACTTGCCGGTGCTCAACAGCGACGGGACGTTGTCGAGGAACGAGGCCTGACAATGGCGCCCCAGATCGAGCGGCGGAAGAACGGCGAACCGTCGTGGCTGTGGCGGAGGGTTATGCTCTACGCGACGCTCGTCTGGGCCTGCTACCAGCTTTTCATCCTGATCAACGCGCCCGACACGCGCGTCAACGAGACGATTGCTTGGGGCTGGCAACTGATCATCATGGTGCTTGTCTTCGGCTATACCGGCTTCGCGACCATGCAGGACGTGGTGGCCATCTACACGACTCGAGCGGCCCGGCCATATGCAGACCCGCCGGTCGATCCGACGCCAGCGCCGGCCCAAACGATCACGGTACAGACTGAGCCTCCCAAGGGAACTGGCGAATGATTGCTCTCGCTCCATTCCTCGCTCCTTTACTCGCGGTCCTTGGCCCGATCTGGACCTTCGCCACTTCCCGCGTCGGACTGCCCCTGGTCGTCGCCGGCGGCATCGTCGTCGCCTACGAAGGCGTGCCGATCGGCCCGCTGCGCTACATCCCCTACGCCGGTCCGGCGCTCGCCGGCCTCGTCGACGGCCGCGTCGATCGTGAATATGCGAAAGGGCAACTGAACGAGCGCCTGGTCTGGCAGGAACAGCAGCGCAAGGCACTCGCTGCTGAAACCGCCAAGGCGGCCGCGGACCAGGCCGAGCTCGATGCCATCTCCCAAAACTATTTCGACAAGCGCGTCCTAGACAAGGTCGCGATCGCTGCTCTGGAAGACGCTCTGAGAGCCGAGAAGGAAAAGACGGATGCCAATCCCAAAGGCGCTGGCGCTTGCCGCGTTGCTGTTCCTGGCCGGGTGTCAACACAGCTCGATGCCGTCGGTCGTTGACCCGCCAAAGAGGCATGTCGATGCCGGGCTGCTCGCGGACTGCAACACGGTCGTTGCGGTTCCGCATCGGGACATGTCGCTCGATGAAACGACACGGCTTTGGTCGCAAGATCGCCTTTCCCTCGGCGATTGCGGAAAGCGCCATAAGGCGCTGGCCGGAAACGTTAAAGTGTTGACCCGGTAAGGCGGACGAGGGAGCTGAAATGAATGATGCCGAAGACCGGAAGGTGCCACGCAGACTCCTCGACATCGACACGGAGACAGTGGGATGGCTGGACAGGCTAAACTCGGCCGAACGGGACAACTTCATCCGCCTCGGCAAATTGCCGAAGTGGCAATTGGACCGGCTAGAGCTGTTCCTCGCCCTCGAGGAGGAGAAGTTCAAGGCCGGCTTTCAGGTCGTCGAACTATGGACGCGGGTCAGCTGGATCGCCAAGACGGCCGTCAAGTTGCTGTTGATTGTGGCCGGCACGCTGGTCGCTCTCAACCAGGTCTTGGCCTATTTCTCCGGAGGCAAGCAATAATGCTACAGCGATCGGTGGAAGGCTTCTGGCGCAAGATGAGCGCGCCTGCGGCCATCGTCTTCCTGATGACCATCTTCGCCGCGGTCGGCCTCGCCAGCATGATCTCTTCGGTGCTCGACAGGGAACCGCCGACCGTCTTCGAAAGCGCGACGGTGCTGACGCAGCAGGTGCCGCAGGGCGGCGTGCTCGACGTCCAGTACACGGTGATCCAGAACCGCATCTGCGCGGCGACCGTCGAGCGCTACGTCACCGATTCGGATGGCACCGTGCATGTGCCCTCGACCTACACGGTCGGCCGCCGGCCGCTGATCGACGGCTACCCGCCGGAAGGCCGCGAGACCTATCAGCGATCGATCACCATCCCGCTGGCGACCGCGCTTGGCCGCGCGCACTACGAGGCGCGCTTCACCTACACCTGCAACGTCATGCAGAAGCTGGCCTTCCCGATCGAGGTAACGGCGCCGACCGTCTATTTCGACATCGTGCCGGCGCCCGCGACGCTGACGCCGCTGACCCCGGAAGCGCCGTAGCAATCCGCGCCCGGCGGCTCCGGGCAACCCCCACTCATGGAGATGAAGAGATGGGCATTCGTGCAAAAATGCGACTGGAGAACGTGTTCGCTCAGGCTTGGGGCGGCGCGAAAGCGATCTTCCGATGCGAGTACGATCAGAAGGTCGCCGAGGATCTTTCGTTCCAGAAGGCGACACCGTCGGGTCATGCCGAGTTCCAGATCGACAACCCGAAGGCGGCTGAGCAACTTGTGATCGGCAAGAGCTACTACGTCGACTTCTCGCCGGTCGACTGACCTCCGATCTGGTCGCAAAAATCAACATAGCCCGCCGTGCCGAAAGGTGCGGCGGGCCTTTTTGCGTTTCGCCGCTGGGATTGACACCGTCGCTTGATCGTGAACGGAATGGGAACATCCAAGGGGTTTCTCATGCATCTCGCCATCCATATTTCCGGCATGCCTGCCGGGGACGAGGTCGACAGCTTCGTCATCCTGGCGCCGACCGGAGCTCGCTCCGCAGCGGCCTTGCGCGAGGTCGAGGTGTTCCTGAAAGGCTGCTTCCCGGAATATGACTTCCTTGCTAATGGCGAAAGCACGCCGTTCGAAGGGGACTATGAAGTCCTTCCCATTTGCGGCGTCAGTGACGAAGACGGCGAATCGCGCACGCTGCCCTACCCCGAGCAATCGTTGATGATGGGCATCGCCGCAGCTCTGAAGGGCTTCAGGCCGGGGCAACCGGCGGCGCTGAACTGATCGGCTTCCGCCGAATCACGTTCTGTTCACCCTGGCTAATATAACCTTTGTACCTACAATTCATTGGGTGCGTAAAATTGTAAGTACCGGCGGCGGCCGCCTCGAGTTCATTCCGCCGATGGAGCCCAAGCTGGTTTCAAAGCCACCCGAGGGTGAACACTGGATTCACGAGATCAAGCTCGATGGCTATCGCGCCCAGGTCGTCATCAACAGTCCCGACGATATCCGGGTCTTCACCAAATCCGGCGCCGATTGGACCAGCAAGTTCACTGGCATCGTTGAAGCGGCGCGCGAGCTCGACGTCGAAAACGCGATCTTCGAGGGCGAGGCGGTGGTCACGAACAAGGCCGGGCTGCCAGACTTCGACGCGCTGCAGAAGGCTGTCCACAGCGATCCCTACGCCATGATCCTCGGCGCCTTCGACATCATGCACCTCGACAGCCACGATTTGCGCGACATCGGCTGCAAGGCACGCAGGGAGCTTCTTTTCGGCATCATCAAGCCGAACAGTAGGATCCAGTTCAGTGAGGCCATACCAGGCGACCCCAAGGCGATATTCTACCTCGCCGACCAGGCGGGGCTCGAAGGGATCGTCTCGAAGCGCGCCGACAGCCCGTATCGGAGCGGCCCAACATCGAATTGGCTGAAGACGAAGAGCTTCACCATCGACGAATTCGAACTACTCGGCATCGAGCGCGAGCGTGGCAAGGCAGCATTCGCACTGCTGGCAGAGCCCGGCACCGGGAAATATGTCGGTTCAGCCTTCATCACCTTAGGCCGCGACATGAAGGACCGGCTATGGAAGCGCGTCAAGGAACGTGCAGGGCCGCCGCCGAAGGAGATGCGCAAGCGACCGGATACGGAGTGGGTGGAGCCCGGGCTGAAGCTGCGGGTAAAGCATCTTCGCGGCGACCACAGCCACATACGCCATGCGTCACTGCTGGGTTTTGGGGACGAGGATAGTTGAAGCTCCCAGGAACCTAACGCCTCGTCCCGCCTTATGGCCCTATGAGCACACGCGCGATCAACTTCCTCGACAAATGGATTGCAGAACACCTGCCGGATGCAATGACAGACGATCCAATCGCCATCAGCGACCTTGCCGACCAGGCGATGCAGGCCGCTCATAGGCAGGGCATCGGCGATGAGGAAATCTACCAGGAGGTCGGCAGCGTGTTCGAGGTAATCTTTGAAGCGATGGAGAACCGCGAAGGCGGCATAGCGGCCTAACGCGAATCGCGGGTTAGCCGTTCGACAGTTTCGATGATCGACCTGGCGCTGCACTGGCGATCGTCAAGGGCCGGCCCTATATCGGCGCCATGCTCCGCCTGCCCGAGATCACCTTCCCCCTGTCGATCGACACGATCGGCAAGGCCTTGGCCATGGGCGAGGAATTCGACATCCATTGCCTCAACACCGGCTGCCATCATTCGAGCCGGCTGAACCTGGTAGCGCTCGGCCAGCGCATCGGCTTTGACCATTCCTGCCTGGTCCAGGATATCGCGCCTTATTTCTTCTGTCCGAAATGCCGAGCGGCAGGCCGCCCCGACAAGAGAATCGGCCTGACCTGTCACACATTGACCCGCGAGCATTCGGAATGGCCGCGGGAGCGCCAAGAATGGCGCCAAAGGGTTGGCCGGGCGCGCGCGGATCCAGCCTGACTTATCCACAGAACGACTCGCGAACGCTCGTGGGACTTTTCGTGGGACTTTTCGTCTGGTTCCCCCGATATTCACCCGGCTTGATCGGGTTCTGTTCTAATGCGCCGTTTTCCCTCTTGCGCCGCAACCCCTGAGAATATAGGGCTTTCCGCGGTCCGGAGTGTAGCGCAGCCCGGTAGCGCACTTGACTGGGGGTCAAGGGGTCGTCGGTTCGAATCCGGCCACTCCGACCATTAAAATCCAAGGGCTTAGCCAGTTTTCCCCCAAAACTGGCTGTACAGACAATAGCCGCACTGCAGCCAGCGCAACATACGCAGGCGTGATCTCATCGAGGGAACCGATCACGCATCACTCGTGCGCGAGGCACGGAGGCTGGCGTCTAGCCAGAAGCCCACCGAGAAACCGCGCGGTAACGGCTAGGTAAGCTTTGCTGCGTACGCCAACCTTTATCGTGAGCCCGTATTCCAGCTTCAACAAGAAAAGGTCCCGCCGCACATGCCAGAACGGCGGGACTCGATCAGGCGCCTTGCATCAGGCAGGGGTGACTCGGGGGTTGGGCATGCCCGGTGCGCGCGGATCGTAGTGAACCCTAGGCGCATCAGCTGCAATGCGTCCACCAACCGTCGGTTGGAAAGAACTAATTCAATCCCGACGGCTGGCCTGGCCTGAACAGGCGCGCGCTCAAGGCTCAGTTTCTTCCCGGGGAGGAGCTTTTTGGTCAGGACAATCAGGATAGGGCAATTCTTCACACGGAGAGGGCCTGTCGCCAACGCTGCCATAATGTTCCGCGAGTTTTGCGAAACCGTAGGCGAAGGCGAAAAGAAGCGCGAGGACAACCGCTATTCGGACGGCCATACCGTATTGTAGCAGGATCCTCCCATTGGAGCGCGCGGCGTTTTGGTACGTTTGAATGTTGAGTTCGAAAAAGGTTGGCTGTAGTTGAATTGCCGTCGTCCGCAGTTGTAAGGGCGAGCGGACGCTTCGAAGATGCCACGCGCTTTCGCCCTGTCCGGGAGAGATGCAATGTCGCTTCAAGGGGTTGCCTGTCCTGCCGATCTGACCATGTTGACCAAGGCACTCGATGCCCGATGCCGTGAACTAGGCCTCGCTGATGGAGATCCAGGCAGAGAACTGCTCGGCCGCAGGGTGATGGATTTATTTGAAAGTGGTCAGCTCAGCGCCGAAGATTTGAGACTGGCTCTGAGCGGCGAGATCTTTAACGCCAAAAATCGTCCGGCCGGAGCCAGTGGGCTTTGA